CTAATAGTATTAATGAGATTTTAATGAAATTACGTTCACATCAGTTAGATTCACTTGTTGCTATGCAGCAGTGCGATAAAGGTCAGATTATTGTACCCACTGGTGGTGGTAAGACAATGTGTATGATCGAAGATGCAAAATACAGATTCAATAATAGCAGAAGAACTATTGTTGTGGTTGCTCCTCGTATCTTACTTGCAAATCAGTTATCAGCAGATTTTCTTGAGCATATTACTGACGTTAATGTACTTCACGTTCACTCAGGAGAGACACATCATACTAGCACTACAAAATCAGAAGAGATAAAAACATTTTGTATTTATCCTTTACACTTGCATACAATCATATTCACTACATATCATTCATTACACAGAATACAGGAAGCAGATATTGATGTTGATACAATCTATTTTGATGAAGCACACAACTCAGTTCAAAAGAACTTTATCGAAGCAGTTGAGTATTATTCAATATATGCACAGAGATCATACTTCTTTACTGCTACACCAAAACATTCTTTGACACCTAAGAAAGTTGGTATGAATGATAGTGACATTTTTGGTCAGGTCATTTGTAATGTACCAGCCCCTAAGTTAGTTGATGAGGGTCATATTTTACCACCTAAAGTTGTAGTCAAAAAGATTGACGTTACTGACGATAGTCGATTTGGTTATGAGAAAGATTGCGACCATATCATTGAGACGATTGATGAAGTTGATGTTAACAAAGTTTTGATATGTGCAAGATCAACAAAGCAAATTGTAAATTTAGTTGCACTCTCAAAGTTTGTTGATGAGTTAGCATGGAGAGGTTACTCTTACATGTATATCACATCAAAAACTGGTGGTGTGATTGATGGTCAAAAAGTAACCAGAGAAGAGTTCTTTGATGTTCTCAATGCTTGGGGTAAGACAGACAAGAGATTTGTAGTCTTACATCACAGTATCCTATCAGAAGGTATCAATGTCAATGGTCTTGAAGCAGTATTGTTTTTGAGATCAATGGACTACATTGGTATTAGTCAATCGATTGGTCGTGTAATCCGATTAGGAAACTGTCACAAGAAGTTTGGAATCGTATGTATTCCAGTGTATGATAAGGTTGGAATCAGCACTTCTAAAAAAGTACAGGCAGTTGTTGATACCGTATTCACAGATGGGCAACCAGCTATTTCTATCGTAAGATCATGACAACAGTTCCAGTTCAAAATTATTTACTTTCAATCTACAGAAGTGGGTGGGCAAACAGGCAAGACACTTGGGGCCCTAACCACCCTGATTGGTATAGGGTTCATGGCAGAGACGGATATAGAATTTTTAGTGCATCTACTATTAATTCGTATTTAATTAGTGAACAAGCACTTAAAGATAAAATTAATGGTATTAAACCAGTATCAGATCATTACCTATCCCCACAGTTTGCAAGCGGAGTTCCGTTAGAGTTTCCAGAAAAATATCTTTGCCCACAACATCTTGACCCTAGAGGAGATAATGGAGACAGAACTAATTTTAACATTTTTTGTGAGTATATGAATAGATTGAGAGTAATAGTTAAAGTCACAAAAAAAGAAAATAAAAAATTAAGTCAATTAACTATTACAGAAAAAGTATCTTTTCCTAAAGTATTAGTTCCAACTGATGAAAAATATGACCATTTAGGTATTGAATTGTATGAATTACCTAATGGTAAAGGTCTCACAGTTGATCTTGCAAAAAAAGTATTAGATACTCAAAATCCATTAAAAGCATCAACTGTACTGTATTTTCCAAAAGATTTAATTATTTACGAGAAAAGATTTCTAGTAAATTGACCATAGCACACAGTATGCTATAATATAAACAATATCATTTAAAACAATGCACGATTCTACACTTGATTTATTTGCAAAAGTTGGTATTGATGCCAACGATATTGAAGCACTATCAGCATATTATGAAGTCACTTGTGACTATTATATGGAAGAGTTTTTAGGATTAGAGGACTTGATAGGTTGAAGGATACAATACTATTCGGAGACTGTAGAAAAACAATCTCTACAATAACTGAACCAGTAAAAATGTGTGTTACTTCGCCACCATATTATGGACTTCGTAACTATGGTGGAGAAGACAATCAGATTGGTGCAGAGGAGACACCAGAAAAATATATCGAACAGTTAGTTGATGTGTTTCGTAGTGTCAGGGAGGTGCTAACTGATGATGGAACATTATGGGTGAATATTGGTGATAGTTATTATAACTATAGACCAGGAAAAGGTCAAGGATTAGTTAAACAAAGTGTATCTAAAACCAATCAAGATTTACCTACTAAGTGTAATCGTAGAGGAAATAAGTTAGATGGATATAAAGAGAAAGACCTTATTGGAATCCCTTGGCTTCTGGCATTTGCATTAAGAAAAGATGGGTGGTATCTACGTCAAGATATTATATGGAGTAAACCCAATCCAATGCCAGAATCAGTAAGAGATAGATGCACAAAATCACATGAGTACGTTTTCTTATTAAGTAAAAATCAGAATTATTATTTTAATGTTGATGCCATCAAAGAATTAACTGTAGATGGTAAAGGATTAAAAAGAAAAAAAAGTGTATGGAATATAAGAACTAAACCATACAAAGAAGCACATTTTGCAGTATATCCAGAGGAGTTAATCGTACCTTGTATTCTATCAGGAAGTGAAGAAGGAGATACGATACTTGATCCGTTTATCGGATCAGGAACTACTGCTATGGTTGCCAAATCTTTGAATCGTCATTATATTGGATGTGAATTGCATCAATCCTATGATAATCTTATTCAGAATCGTATATCATAAAATGAGTGAGTGTGCCAGTTTGTTAGGTTACACACACATACTTGCGTTATTCGTGGAAATGGTTTATATTAATGGTGGGGAAACAAACCCACCAACATAAGACTTTCAAGGTAGTGGATACCCAGAGGAAAACGCTTTTAAGTAGAACTTAAGCAGTTGGTCGTGTTTTGTTTCCTCTCGTCCTTTATTATAACAACTATGGAATTTGAGTTTGAGTATGACTCTCAATACAAAAGTGAAGATGAGTACCTTGATTCGTTAATGGAACAGAATCAAAATGGCTGGATTGGTGTGAGAGAGACACTTGACCCAGAGACGGAGAAATTGCTTAAAAAGTTTTAATTGCTACATATAGTGTGGAATGAGTATATTTGTATCAATAAACTACTAAATTCACTTACGAGGTAATCATGTCTCAAACAATCCCAGAAAGTAAGAAGTTGACAAGATATAGAGTAACCTTAGATGTAATGATAGATGAAAAAGTTGGTTTAAATCCATTTGTTTGGAATTGGTATAACTTACTTCAATTAGAAGGAAAAGAACAAGTCAATGATGTGTATGTTGAGGACTTAGGAGATTATGACAGATGGGAGAGTAGTAAGTGAAAACTCTCGTGACAGTTAACAAGGTGTCTACTTTTTGTAGATTCCTTGTTTTTTTATTACTACAATGGCCACATAAGTAATTCATTCACAATGAAAAGAACACACTACTACAGTATCGGTTCAATGCTAACTGATGAAGAAGTCCATCAAGTTTGGAAGATAGTTGGCAATGCACTTGATCGAAATGGTTTTGTAGATGCTGATGGAGAACTATCAATTCGTGTCTATGATGAGACACTTAAAAGAAATGTAAAAGTACTTAACAAGAGTTTATCATGAAATTTAACGTAACAGAAATTGAGTTTGATCTCAACGATAGTTTATCAGAAGAGTATCAACTAACATTTGATGATGAAATTGCACTTCGTGATGATGCACTTGGTGTTTGGGAGGCTGATGATGAGGAAGATTTGATCGAAGAGATCACTACAGCTAGTGGTTGGTGCATCAAATCTATTGATTATGACATTCAACTCAAATAGTATAGCACTGATACACTTTTGCTCCTCTCAGGATCGCCTGTAAGCTCCTTGTTTTTAACTCTAGGTATGATAGTATGGCTACCAAAACTATGAAAAAATGGATTTTAACTGACACTTTTGATTTTTATTCAGAAGATGCAAATTATTGGAATTTTACTGATTTTGATGAAGCAAAAAAAACTGGAGAGAATTTAGTTGAATCCATAGGTGCAGTTTACCTATGGAAGGCTACTAATGGTAATCCAATTAAATGGATAAAGTTTGGTTGACGTGACAGTTTGATTAGTGTCACATAAAAATCCTATTCGTGTCGGATAGGTACTATTATAATAATGTAAGCAGATTTTTTATTATGGACGACATCAAAGAAATGAGAGATCAAGCAGTTGAAATCTCTGAATTAGTTGAAGATACCATATCACACTATTGTGATGAAAATAGAGTGAGTGGTCAACGTGCGTGGTTTTTCGTGTCTCATCTTGCTAATGCGTATCTATCACAGTTTCCAGAAGAGGGAGAAGTCTAATGGATAAAGCACTAATTAATGAACTCAAATCTTTTTTAGTTGAGAGATATGTTGATAATATGTCAACAAAAGATTTAGTTTCGTATGTAACTGATGATCTTGACAGATATTATGAAAAAATGTCAGATGCAGAATTTATTGATGAAGCACAAAACTATTGGGAAGATCATTTTGGCGAAGTTGTTGATGAGATTCAAGATTATATTAAATGTGATTTTAAAAAAGATCGAAGATTTGATTCTGAGAGGGATTTAGACTAATGAGAACTAACGATACTCAATTCAATTATCTATTTGAAAAAATTTATGAGTTGGTCGAACTTGCGGATTTTGATATTGATGATGAGGATTTATTAGAAGCAACCAAATCAGTAATTTATAATCTTGAGTTAGATGAAAGATTTTATCATAAGAAGAAAAATATAACTGACGAGCATTATAGCGAATGTGTTGATAAGTTAGTTGATTCAATGTGACAGTTTGATTAGTGTCTAATTTTGATTGAATTAGCATCTTGTTCAATTATAATAGCCATATAACAAACAGGATTCTTATGAACTACAGAATGACCAAAAAGCAAGCAGTTGAGCAATTCAGATGGGATTGGTCAGACTTTCTAAAATCTAATCCAAACTTCAGAGGAGATAGCATTGCCAAAAGATGTGCATTTAATGATTATGTTGATGGTCTCAACAAAGATGGTCTAGTTACAGATTATCAGGCATACAACTGGAGCAACCCATTTTAAGACAGTTAAATTACTGTCACACAATCGGTAGATTTTCGTAACCTACCGATTATAATTAAAACATAACAAACATTCATTCATTTTTCAACTATGCCTAATTGGTGTCAAAACAGAGTTACCGCTTACGCAAAGAATGGTAACGAGCAAGATATTCAAAAAATACAGGAAATTTTTGAATCTAAGGATACTGTCTTTGGTAAGATTATCCCTAGTCCAGATTGGAATAATACACCAAATGAAGATGGGGAGTTACCAGTAAGAAAAGAATTTAAAAAGCCAAATGGCGAAGTGTCATTCGTAACTATGGAATTTCCTAAGAGTGGAAGAAATGACGATAGATGGTATAATTGGAACATTTCAAATTGGGGAACTAAGTGGGATATTAATGGAAGTGTAGAGGTAGATGATTATGATGATGAGCAAATTGAAATCAATTTTAACACAGCGTGGGGGCCTCCAATAGAGATATGCGAAAAATTAAGGGATATGTTTCCCGAAGTTGGATTCAGTTGGTTCTATGATGAGCCTGGAATGGAAACAGCGGGCTACCTATAAACCAGTTCAATTAGTGTCACATAATCGGTAGATTTTCATAACCTACCGATTATAATGGCCATATAACAAAAGGATTTTTTTATTATGCAAATCAAATCATCTGACGGAGCAATGACAGTTGACTATTATCAGGTCAAGGATTTTCTAGGAGACGTTAAGAAGAATGTCAGATTAAGAGTTTTGACTTTCGTAACTGAAACAGTTAATAGAAAATTAATTCACGTTAATGATATGGCTGATGAACTATTTGATAGACTTGATAATTACAACTATGAGGTAACTATCAACACCAGAAGGCCAGCACAATATATGCCAGATACAGAGCTGGCACAATTCTCTGACACAATTCTAGTCAGATAGACTAGAATGGCCATATTACAAAAGGATTTCAAAATGTCAACTTTACAAAATGAAATGCTACTTGAAACACTATTTGAGGAAGCATTAGAAGAGGTAACTAACAACAATCCATTAGGATTCAATGATGAAGAGTTACAATTTAGTGCAGAAGTATTAGCACAACAAAGATTCGAGGACTTAGCACAATGAAAAAAGGATTATGTATTGAACTTACACAAGGTCAGTATAACCACTTATATAATATCATGTGTTCTCAAGATGAGATAATTAATTATCTTAATGAGAGTGATGATTTTGATGTTCAAACATTCGATAATTTATTTGATAATATTTGTGCAGCTAAAGAAACATACTTATCCAATACAGTTAAGGGAGTTTAAAATGACAACTATTGAAATTTTAGAAGAGTCACTCAAGCAGTTAAAGATTATTCAACTTGATAATCTTAGAAGAGAACCAAACCACCCCAGAAATAAATTTGACTATACTGTTATAGTTCCCGACCACCCTCTTGGCTATCACGAGCATTATACAATGGATTTTGAAGTTGCTAAAAAAAGTGCAATCGAGTGGGCTACAGACTATGGAAAAGCCTATGTAGAAGATCGTAACCTAAAAACAGTATTCGCAGTGAGATAATAAACCAATTTAATTACTGTCACAATGATCGGTCTTTTTTTCCAATTTTCCGATTATAATAGCCATATAAGCAAAGGATTCTACTATGATTTTTGAAAACACATGGCAAAATGAGACAGTTTTACATGAAGCATTTATTGATGATAATGCTGATGTTTCAATCAGAGAAGTTACTTTCGGTGGAGATCCAATAGAGGATTTTGTTAACTATCACCCATCTATTGGAGCAAGTGATGATGAACTCACAAAAATATGTGATGACATCTATCAAACACTTATGGGAGCTTTTGTTGCTGAAAAAATGATGTAAATGTGACAGTTAAATTACTGTCACACTATGGGTAGATTTTAATAACCTACCCATTATAATAATAGTATAACAAACAATCATTCATTTTTTATTATGAGAAAGATCGAACAGCAAATGAACACAGCAATCAGATACAGACGCAACTGGGCTGGTTCTAATACTATGGTCAGAGTATCAAGAGAAGTTGTTGAAGTATTCCTACATGGAAATCACATTGCTTCAGTAGATACAGCTACAAACGATCTTACACTATTTGATGGCGGTTGGCAATCCAATACAACTAAGTCTAGACTCAATGCTTTACTTAATGAGTTTGTACCTAGTATGAGAGTTAATCAAAAAAACTGGGCATGGTTTTTATCAGATGACCTAGATGGTTCAGCAGTTCCCTTTGTATCAGGTATGACAGTATGAAGCAGAGGGAAATTAAAAGGAAGATGAAGAGAAACGGATTTATTTTAATTCGAGAAACTAATCATCTAGTCTTTAAGCATATTGTAACAGGGGCTCTAGTAACCACACCAAAAAGCCCCAGAAACAATAAACACTATTCAAAAGTACTTGACAGACAACTCAAAAAATCAATCGGTATGACAGTTTAATTACTGTCACATCATGGGTAGATTTTAATACTCTACCCATTATAATAATAGTATAACAAACGAATTTCAAAATGAACAAACTTTCACCAACAGACAGAATCATCAACAGAATCCTCGAAGTTGACAACTTTCAGAATATGGCTTGCTGTTGTGATGACTTTGCAGATTTTGTAACAGAAATCTTAGAGTGGGGAGTAGATCATATAGCTGGAGTTGATTTCTTTGATACTTACAAGTCATTCAGAGATTTCACTTTCAACCCAGAGCTCGACATTGAGAGATTAGATACCTTTATCAGCGAGGAGGGCTAAATGAGAACACTTACAGCAAAAGAGTATGAATTAATCTCAAAGATTTATAACTCTACTGACGAGATCGAAGCAAATGTTTCATTTGAGTTTGGACTTCAAAACGATCTCTATTATTCACTCTTTCATTCATACGAGGAAACAAAATGAGGACATTCTTTTTTCAAGACTACTTAAATATGACTAACGGAAAGTTTTTACCAAGTGTCACATTTGAGTCTCAAGAGTTTGGAAGGCATTTTTTTATTGATGCAAACTTTGAGTTTATATCAGCCCCCAGTTTGAAGTCAGGTGGATATGATGAGAGCCAGCTCGGATATGTTGAAGAGTGGACAGATTGGGAAGGTGTGGACATGGCCAAGATTTTTGGAATCTACCGCACTATAGCAGCTGAACTTCATTATGACGAGATTTTAAAGTTAAAAGGGTTAGCAGTGTGACAATTAAAATATCGTCTACTTTTTTCCTATTTCATTTCAACTTCCTTTATAATTAATGTATAACAATCAAACTACTATGAACTCAGGAACATACTCAACAGAACTCAACGATATGCTCACAAACTTTGTTGAGTATGTTGATTCATTCTATGGGGTAAATGACCCACTCTATCCACTTGTGAAAGATGGCAACCCACTTTCAAAAGTTGACATTCTCGGTGCTACCGAAAAGTATCTTGGTCAATGTGCTGACGACAGCAATGAACTATGTACTTGGGGTGATGGTGATTCACTTGACAGAGAAAGGGTAAGAGACATTTTACTTGACGAGTTTGGTTATTCACATAAAGAGGGGACTTGGTAATGAACAGAAAAGTTTTTCCATTAGAACTCTATCGCAGAGTTCTAAAAAGGGCAAAGTTAGATGAAGATTTCTATCATGCTATCATAAGTGAGTATATCGAACTTCTAAATGAGCATCATGAAATCGACAACTTAGAGGAATCAGTCACAGATTGGGAAGATGAGAACCCCAGCTACATTGATTCATTAATGACTACAGGAGACTAAAATGGCTGGTTTAATCTTTATATTCATTATATTCATTATACTTTACATACTTTATTTTTACAATCCACATAATTAAAAATGTGCTACGGAAACTTACACAAAAAAATGTTTATTCAAAGATACATTAATCCAACTGTAATCGGTGTTGGGGACAATGTTCGATTTAAAAACAATCAGTATCAGGTCTTAATCAATTACATTAAGGGAGAAACTGACGCAAAAAACTACACACCCAAATCAAACCGAACTATTCTAATAGATGATAATCACAGAAGAGTAGTATGTCACAATTTCAAAGAGTTGGAGATTATTGCATGATGGCATTAAACACACAACACAATCTAACACTAACCGAAGCAGAAATAAGTGTGATTCTTTTCAACCTAGAAGAGAAGTATGGCCACTTATTAGATGGAGAGATCCCCGAAGAGGTGCAAACAATCTTCTCTAAGTTAGAGGGCTCAGTAGACAAGTATTATGAGAAAGTTGAAAAAGCCCAAAGTAAACAACCAACTATGGAGTGGTAAATTATGGAACACACAAAAGGAATTTTACTCGAATGTAATCTAAGTGAAGAGGAAATTAATACAATAATCGAAGCATTAAGCAGAGATTTCCAGGAGAATGACCCCGAAACCTTAGAAAAAGAGTACCAATTACAAGGCAAATTAAGGGAAATTATTAGCACTTTTTATACTAAAATAGATGCACAGAAATTTACTCAAATGCAAGTAAAAAGTATCAGGGGCTCAACCTTATGAAGTATAAGGAATTACTGAACCAATTAAAGGAACTAACCACAGACCAGTTAAATGCCGAAACTCTAGTGTTTATAAGGGATAAAGAGAAATTCGTGAGTCTTAAAAGTGGTCTATACTTCGTTACTGAATTTGATGAATACGACCTAGACCTAGAGACAGATCAACCTTATTTTAGTGTATAAATAAACCTTTTTAAATACATTAATAAATGGCTTAAAAAAGGTATATGTATTCTCTATTGAATCCGTCTAGAATGTTCGTAGAATCCTTATAGAGTGCGTTCGTTAAATGTGTGTACTTATAGTGATCTTGGCGTTCATTATAACACATAAGACCGCAGAAGTCAACCCCCACAGTGCAAGTATAAGGGAAACGACACAATTTGACAGTAGGGAGAGATTCGTGTATAATAAGGGTAATTCGTTATGAGTTAGTGATTTATGAGTAGGTAACACAGTCTAAACAGAGTATGAACAGATACAGCAGTCTTATAAGGTACAGCTCACACCAGTGTCTTATAGGGTGAACAGTATCACCAGCTGATGAGAACACCACAGCATTATGTGAACACTTCATTATGTTTTGACACATCTCACAGCCAGTGGTCAATCTGTTTAGACTCTACAATACAGAAACCTTATAAGGGTGCAGTGTCTTATAGCAGCTGGTCATGGGGTGCTTATGGCAGTTCTTGGTGGTCTTATAGCCAGTTATATTGCCCCCTTATGTGTTTTGTTATGCCCCCCTTGCGGTTTAAAAACGACTAACTACCCTAACCTACAGAGGTGACAATCCGTGAACTTTATATTAAAACTCATTGCAATTGCATCAGGTCTCAAATACCTTGGATTACTCAACCCCCTCTTCTTCATGGGAGTACTTGGTATCGCATTCCTGATTGTGATTCTCTCATAGAAAAAAATATTCGGCCAGTAAAAAAGCACTCAAAACCCCCATCAGGGAAAAAATTTCCCACGGCCTCAGAGGTCGTCTAAGGTTCGCAAAGGATATATAAAAATAAATTCACTTATAGGAAGATGAAAATTAGTGTAGACCATTATGAGAAGGACATAATCATGGAGACCCTTCAGTATCGGTTAGAGAACGATAACATACTACTCATTGACGGAACTTTGAAAGATGATTTAGAGGATCTGCTGTCAAGGTTGGAAGAACCGACCCTCGACTGAAAAAGAGTCACATATATACCTTAACTGTTGCATGATTTGAATTGTAATGGTATAATGTAAATGTAATTATTACTAAGTTATGGCAAAAGGATTTACTGTAAAAGCAGCAACACCCAAGCAAAAGAAGAATGAAGATACATTTGATCTTGCAGAGTGTAGACAATTAATAAGAGGAAAAGCAATCGTATTCTGTCTACCAGGTAGAGGAGTTTCCTATCAGTTTCTGAAAAGTTTCGTAGGACTTTGTTTTGATCTGGTACAGAGTGGTGCATCGATTCAGATCTCACAGGACTACAGTAGTATGGTGAACTTCGCAAGATGTAAGTGTCTTGGTGCAAACGTACTACGAGGGCCAGATCAGAAGCCATGGGACGGAAATCTAAAATATGACTATCAGTTATGGATTGACTCTGATATCATGTTCGATACAGAGAAGTTCTACAGATTAATTCATAATGCAATACCAAAAGAGGCAAGAACTTATGAGGATGTCATACAACCTGTAATGGGTGAAGATGGTAAAGCAAAACTTGATAAGGAAGGAAAAGCAGTTACTCAGGTAGTTGGTAAGAACATCATTGTAGATCCAGAGAAAGAGAGAGAAATCGTTGCTGGTTGGTACTGTACAGAAGATGGGAGAACAACTTCAATTGCTCACTGGTTAGAGGAAGGTGACTTCCGTAAGAACGGTGGAGTCATGAATCATGAGACTCTCGAAACCATGAGTAAGAGAAAGAAGCCGTTCACTTGTGATTACACAGGATTCGGTTGGGTACTCATCAAGAATGGAGTGTTTGAGCATGCCGAAATGAAATACCCTTGGTTTGCACCAAAGATGCAGATCTTCGAGTCTGGAGAGGTACAGGACATGTGTGGAGAGGACGTATCCTTCTGTCTGGATGCAATCGAAGCAGGATTTGATATCTGGTGTGATCCACTCATTCGAGTTGGGCATGAGAAAACCAGAGTCATCTAGGAGGACGCTATGCACGATCAAAATTCAATCGACCAATCTGAGACACCTTCTCAGAAGTATCAAAGGGCTTTAGACTTATTCACAGAGTCAGTACTGAAGCCTGACCACAATCTGAGAGGTTGTGCCCATAATCAGGGTTGTTATGATCAGTTGATGGAGATTCGAGAGCACGTTCTTGAATACCTTAAGACTCTCAAGGAGGTCACGCATCATACGAATGCGGATGAAAGTGATGAGATCGAGACAGCAAAGTTGATTGAAGCAAAGGATAAGGTTGCAATGGAGTCAAAACCATTTACAAAGTGGCGGTGAAAAAATCGTCGTCAAAGTGAAAAAATCGTCGTTAAAGTTTAAGGAGCATTAATTATGGCAATGAGATTCAGTATGGGTGATTCATTAATTGAAAGTCGTCCAAAGAAGACAAGACAAGGAAAAGGAAAGCATAGTAAGTACTCTGCTACGAGTCGTAACGGGGCAAAGAAGAGATACAGAGGTCAAGGTAAATGATGTTTGATAAGAATGTTGAGTTTCAAAGAACACCGAGTCGTATTCGAACTCGGTTTATTGCTGCATTTGCACTTGGAACGTCTCTTATTACGTTTACATCAGGCCTCTTTGTCTTTCTGTATATGAAAAGTCCTGCATTTGAGAATCAACTCACAGGACAGGTTATAAAGGATATGGATTGGATTATTGCAGATGAGTTTGAGAAGAAGATAAAAGAATTAGAACCAAGATCAGTAGCAGATGCAAATGATCCAAATAAATGGTTCTGGGATTATATTGAAAAAAGAAATAAAGAGTATATCGAGTGGGAAACAAAAGGTAAGTGGGAGAACTAATGAATTGTTGGCATTGTGGAACTGAATTGATCTGGGGTGCAGATCACTCGATGGAGGATATAAATGATGGTGAGGAGTCAGAATACGACTTCTTTTCCACTTTTACTTGTCCGAAGTGCGAATCTTATGTTGAAGTTTATCATCACATCTAAAAATGGCTTGTTTAATTGCAAATTTACCCTCCTATGAGGTATGGGTAAGAAAAGAGTATCTAACCGACCACAAGAGTGGTCATGGTGAGTTTGTGAAAGGAGTATGGGTATCTGCAAAGAGTATACCAGGTCGTGCCTTTTACTTTGAAACTTATTTACCAGAGTATGCAGCAATGTTTGATAAATTGCCTATCTCTGCCTTCACAACAGACCCAGAGACACCGAAACCAGATATGACATTACATAACCTTCAGTTTTGGAACTGCATGGACTACGGGGTTGTAGCAGTACAGAAGCAGTTTATCGGTTCAATGCACTATGAAGTGATGACAAGAGACTATGGAAACCAAACAGGCACTTATATTTGCACTTTAGACAACTACCATCAAGATGTAGATGCAATTGACTACTCAACAAGTGAACAACCAGCTGAACATAAGAGTCACAACCTCTTAGAATTGGATAATGGACAGTTTTGTCTCTATCCAAACAACAGAATGAGGATATATGACAATAGTATCACTCCTGAGACACCTAAGATTCCTGATTTTAAGGTTTCAACTGTGTATTATCAGGTAGAAAACGGTCATGATCGTGATGGATTGGGTTCAGAAGAGAATTATTTTTGGAAAACTGCAAAAGAACGCAAAAATACCGAAAATGAACCCGAATTAGGATAAATAAATCATTACGGAAACAAAAAATGGTTATCAAAATGGATAAATCCGAAGAATTTACCAAAACTGGTCGAAAATTGATTAATGAGTATGATGCTGATGCTTATTTTGAAGAAAAAGAGGAAGAAAAACCTCAATTTTTGAAAGAAGAACAATAAATAAACTTATATCTTAAAAACCCTTATAGATATATTAGGAAAAATATATCAAATTGAATGGTAGTTAGAATTTCTCGTGCATTTAAGGACATAAGTTTGTCATTTACTCGGCATCCTGTTACAAATGATGTAACTGTGCTGAAAAATGAAGATGCAATTAAGAAATCAGTGATTAATTTATGTCGAACACGCATAAATGAGAGGTTTTTTAACGACTTATTAGGTACATCAATTGAAGATTCGTTATTTGAGACGAATTTGACTGACATTGCATCATTTTTAGAAAGAGAAATTAGTACTTTACTCAAAAATTATGAACCAAGAATCAATTTAACCAATGTTTTGATTGATTCTGTAGTTGATTCTTATGAATTGCAGATAAGAATTGAGTATGAAATTACAGGATTACCATTTCCAACACAAAATATCGAATTTTTACTCCAACCGACTAGGATATAATGTCATTTACACAGTTTACTAACCTCGATTTTAACACTTTAAGAGCTCAAATTAAAGATTATTTGAGATCAAACTCAAATTTTACTGATTTTGACTTTGAAGGGTCTAATTTTTCGATTTTAATTGATACTTTAGCTTATAATTCTTACATTAACTCTTACAATACGAACATGGCTGTCAATGAATCCTTCATTGATAGTGCAACTCTACGTGAAAATGTCGTATCATTAGCAAGAAATATTGGATATGTACCAAGATCAAGTAAATCAGCAACCGCAATCGTTAATTTTAACGTTAATGTATCAGGAACAAACGTACTTAATGTTAAATTAAATGCTGGATTAGTTGCTTTAGGTGCGGTTCAAGGGGGAAGTTACATATTTTCAATACCAGAGGATATTACTGTTTCTCCAAATAGTAATGGAATTGCTAGTTTTGAGAATATTTCAATTTATGAGGGTAATTATTTAACAAAAACTTTCGTTGTAGACAATTCACAGACCAATGAAAGGTATATTTTACCAAATGCAAACATTGATACATCTTCAATTCGTGTTGAAGTAACTGATAATGAAGGAACTCTAACTTATAATGCGTATACTAACATTTTTGATGTAAATTCACAATCTAGATTGTTTCTAATTCAAGAAATTGATGATGAAAAATACCAAATTCTTTTTGGTGATGGAATTTTGGGTAAAAAACCAGCAGATAAAGCAGTAATAAACGTTAGTTACATAGTTACAAATGGAAAAGAAGGAAATGGTGCCACAAATTTTAATTTTAGTGGAAGATTAACAGATAATAATGGTGCTGATATTACAAGTGGAATATCGCTTCTAGCGACTGTAGGAAGATCTGATAATGGAGATTCGATAGAATCAATAGATAACATCAAATACCTTGCTCCAAGGGTCTATGCGTCTCAATACAGAGCAGTTACACCAAATGATTATAAGAGTCTAATTCCTTTTTTATATCCAAATATTGACTCTGTAAGTGCTTATGGCGGTGAAGAACTTGATCCACCCGAATACGGAAAAGTTTATATTACAATTAAACCTAAGTATGGTGAAATTTTATCCGATGTTGTTAAAGATTCAATTAAGAATGATCTTAAAAAATACACAGTGGCTGGAATTAAACAAGAATTCCTTGATTTGATGTATTTGTATGTCGAATATAACACAACTGTTTCATACGACTCTGGATTTATTTCAGATAAATTAAATCTTCAATCTAGAATTACATCAGCAATTGAAAATTATGCAACTTCAGCAGATATCAACTCTTTTGGTGGAAGATTAAAGTACAGTAAGTTACTTTCACAAATTGACAGTATTGATACTGGTATTACTTCGAACATCACAACTCTTGTAATAAGAAGAAATATGGTTCCTGCATATAATTCAATTGCAACATATGAAGTTTGTTATGGAAATAGATTTCATGCTGATTTGGAAGGTTTTAATGTTCGCTCCTCTGCATTTAGAATTGAAGGAGTTGATGGTGACATATACCTAACTGATTTTCCAAACTCGAATCAACTTACAGGAACTGTTAAATTTTTTACGTTTGTTGATGGAATTATAACATACGTTAATGATAATGCAGGAACAGTGGATTACGTAAGAGGTGAAGTGAATTTATTTCCAGTAAATATTGTATCAACATCTCTTTCAGAAAGAATTGAAATTGAAGTGACTCCAGAATCAAATGATATTGTGGCAAAAGAGAATCTTTATATTGTGCTAGATACTACAGGAAATAGTAAATTAAACTTATTAGAGGACGTTCTTGTTTCTGGTTCAAATATATCAGGAACAAATTACATACCACCATCTAGTTTTATCAGCAATAAAAAGTACATAAGATAAGAAATGTCAGATAAAAAAATTAAAATTTCAAATATTCTTGGTAGTCAAATACCAGATTTCATACAAGCTGATAATCCGCTTTTTAAAGAATTTTTAACCCAATATTACGAATCGGAAGAACGTGAGTATGGAACTACCTACATATCTGATCATATTTCATCTCTTAAAAACATATCTACAATTTCAGATATATCATTAGTTGAAAAACAAACAGTTCCAGCACCAAATAGTTTAAATCCAGAATCACCAGTTACTTTAACGTCTTTAATATATGCATATGATGGTGTAATTAATGTAAATCAAACAACAGGATTTCCAGAAAAGTATGGATTACTAAAAATTGATAACGAAATCATTACATATACTGGAAAAACTGCAACTTCATTTACAGGATGTGTTCGTGGATTTAGTGGTATATCTGAAATTAGTAATAATAATAATCCTGAATTTTTAACATTCAGTGATACTAACGCTGTTTCACACTCTGCAAATACAATCGTTGTAAACCTAAGTTTTATCTTTATAAAGGAGTTTTATAAAAAATTTAGAAGAAACTTCTTACCTGGATTAGAGGGAAGAAGTTTTGCATATGGACTGAACGTAGAAAATATTTTATCAAGAGCAAAAGATTTTTATAGTTCAAAAGGAACTGATGTATCTTTAAAAATACTTTTTCAAGTTTTATATGGTGAACAAGTTGAGATTATTAAACCTTTTGATCAAACTATTATCCCATCAGGAGCAAAATGGGATATAACTGACGACATTGTGGTTGAAGTTCTTACTGGTAATCCTTTGAATTTGATAGGTCTAAAAATATACCAAGATTCACTCATAAATCCAACTGCTAGTGGCTCAGTTTCAAATGTATCTACAAAATTTTTAGGTAATAAACAGTATTATCAAATATCTTTTTCAAAGGGAACAATATTTAATAAATTTAAAGTTTCAACTAAAACAAAAGTAGTATCGACTGCATCAACAACTGAAGTCGTGACCGTAGACTCCACGATTGGATTTGGAGAAACAGGTAATTTTTATTACCCAAATGCAGATAATGTATATTCATTAGCAGAATTTACATCTAAATCAAGCAATCAATTTTTTGGATGTACAGGTATTACTACAACTTTAACTGAATCTGATCCTATAATAGATTTGAATTTTGTATACGGATATGAAAATAATGATTTAAATAAAATTTGTCAAATGAGAGTGGTTGGATCAATCACTAAATCTGATGACAATATTGATGTTACAAAATATTTTGATCTTGACGACTCAATTAAAGTAAAACACTTAGGAGAAAAATATGATATCAATGATTTAAGATTTAATACTTGGTTTTATAATAACTTATCGTATATTGATGTTCAACAACATCCAGCTACCACCGTAAACTTTTCCACTTTAACAGAACATTTTTTAAAGATTGGTGATAAAGTTGATGTTATATACAAAGATACTGGAGCAATAATTAAAGAGGATATAGAAGTTAATAATATTGGTTCACCCAAAGACTTTTCTATTGATACTTCAGTTATTTCAGATATCATATTTGGAGATTATATAATTAAGAAAAAATTAAACTATGCCTCTTCAAATTTTGGAATTACTTCACTTTTATCAAATATACAAAATTCATTTGTAGATTCTGAGAAAAATGCTTATGTTGCTTTCTCTGGATATCCATCTTTTGATACTCAAACAAGTAATAGATCAAAATCTTTTACATTTGGAAGTATTGATGCAAATGGAGTAATTACTATAAATGATCATAATTTTTTAAATGGAGAAAAAGTTTATGTTGGACTATCTACTGTTGCATCTAAAGGATCTAGTGGTTATTACTATGTAAATGTTGTAGACAAAGATAGTTTGAGACTATCATTAAATAATTCTAGTTTGTACGAAAATTTATTTGAAGTATTTTTAGGAACAGGATCAGATTTACATTCGATAATTCCTGCTGATTTGTATGGAGGAGAAAAGTTAACTAATCAAAATCATTTCAAAAGGATATACAAAACACCTAAAATAAAAACTGAAAATACTAATATTAGTGGACAAATTGGAGTGTCTTTGAATGGTATTGAATACCACTCTCCAATTTCTAAAGATTCAGTTTTTTATGGACAGATTGATAATATTGAAGTTTTAGATTCTGGAAATGATTTTAATATTATTGAATCACCATCACTGATAATAACAGACACTAGTGGAAGTGGTTGTATAGCAAATGCAAATTTTACTGGATCTATATCAGAAATAATTTTAGATAAATCTGGATTTGATTATTTGGACACTCCCTCTGTAAAAGTAGTTGGAGGAAATGGGTCTGGTGCAATCTGTGAAGCAAAAATGAGAGGTCTTACTCATCAAAAAATATTTGATGAAACTAATATTGAGGTGGGAGATAATAAAATTAATGGTGAACATAGATTTTTTGATGGTGAAGAAGTAACTTACATAGCTTCTGGAACTCCAATTGGAATCGCTGTTAGTTTTGCTGAAACTGGAATTGCATCTACTGATAGACTAAGATCGAATACATCATATTTTATAGCAAAAATTGATGAAGATTCTTTTCGATTAGCAGTAAGTGAACAAAAAGCAATAAGTAAAACAAATTTAATAGAATTTACTTCTAATGGAGATCAAACTCACACATTTAGATCTAAAAATATAAGAAAAATTATTGATAGAATAATTGTTAATGATTCTGGATCTGGATATGACAAACATCAAATTTCAGTTAGAAGCAATAGTTATCCAGTAAGTAGTCCTGTTGAAATTTACAGTGGAGTTAACACAGAAAATAATTACATTTATGCTAAAAATCACAATTTGAAAAATGGTGATATTTTAGAATATATGTGTAATAATTTTAATGATAGAATTGTTGGATTGAACACAATAACTAGATATAAAGTTACTAAAATATCTGATGATAAATTTAAACTTTCTGATAAAGGGCCTGATGAAGATACTAATTACGCAGTGGGATTCACCTTTCATCATACAAATAGATTAGTTTCACATACTTACGTAAGTGGTGCTACTTCATGGCAACAAGTTGATGATCATAGTAGTCCTGCTGGTTTTGTTAGAATTAAACTTAACAATTTAAGAATTGGTGAAAAATATAGAATTTCATTAAACACTGATTTTCAGATCAATTTTGATAATGCCAACAGACACTCCAGAATTGTTCATATTGGTGGAAGTGAAACTAAATTTTCAGATTGGGATGGGGAAATTGGAGTTCTTACTGGTGAATTTACTGCTGTTAGTGAAAATGGTGATCTTTTCCTCTTATACGTTAATGCGGTTGACGCAAGTAATAACACAGCTAACATAACTGATTTTAAAGTTGAATTAATTGAAAATAATATTGAAGATTATGAAAGAAAAATATATAGAAATTTAAATAGTGTCGGTGTTGGTACGCATACATTTAAATATCCAGATATTGAAGTTAGTATTAACGGAACGGTATCTGTTGGACAAACGACTATAATTCCTGATTATTTCAAAGCAACTGCCACACCTGTGGTTAAAGGTGGGTTAAAAAACATTTATGTTGAAGATGGTGGAGTTGGATATGGTGTAACAGATATTATTAATTATATACGTCAACCAGAAATAAAACTACTAACTGGAGATGGAGATGCAGTTTTACGTCCAATTATTCTTGATGGAAAAATAACAGATGTTGATATTGTAAATGGTGGTACTAACTACACGACACCACCAAATCTTAAAGTTGTTGGAGTTGGTGGTACTTCTGGAACAAGTGGGCAAATTGCTGAATTGAAATCTGTAATTGCAGATGGAGAAATTACTGATGTTATTGTGGTTGAAAGTGGATCTGGTTATAGTTTAAATGATACCTTAATAGATGTAATACCTACTGGATCTGGTGCAATTATAAATTCTAAATTACATGAATGGCAGATAAATGCAGTAGAGAGATACGATTATAGTTTAACTGAAAACAACTCTCAACTTTTACAAGTAAACGGAGATTTATCAAAAAATAATAAAATTTGTTCATTTTATCCAGTTAAAAAATATCGTCGTTTACTTAGAGATAATATTGACGAATCTTTAACAGAATTGACCGATAATCATTCAAAAATTGTTGGTTGGTCTTATGACGGTAATCCGATATATGGCCCAGTTGGAGAAAGAACGGGAATTGGATTTACTTTTATGAAATCAAGTTATGTTCTCAATCCAGTAGCAGATACTCAATTAAGACCACCTAATTACCAAAGTGGATTCTTTATTGAAGATTATACTTATAATCAAAGTGGAGATTTAGATGAAAACAATGGAAAATTTGTGATTAATTCTGATTTTCCTGAAGGAACTTATGCTTACTTTTCAACAATAGATAATACTACTAAAAATCCATCATTTCCATATATCACATTTTCACATCGTGATGCCACAGATCGTTTTAATTACATAACAGATAGCAAACAAACAGATGAAATTGTAAACAGTGGGGATTATAAACGAAATGTTACTCATTTAGGATTAAACGACGATTTTAGGAGATATCCTCTATTACAAGACTCTTTAGATTCAAATGCAGAATTAAAAGTTGGTTCAGTTAAATCATCTACAATAACTGGTGTTAAAGTAGATCAATTTGGATCAAACTATAAGGTAAATGATAAATTAAACTTTAATGATCCTACTATTTTAGCTAAGGTAGATCAAGTCATTGGAAAAACGATTGTTTCAGTTGAAACTACAAATACAGTAGTAAACAATTTAACATTTACTGTAACTGATGGGAAGGTCACAGGATTATCAACTCTTCCTCATGGATTTTTTGATGGGGACATAGTTGAAATATCAGGAATAACTTCAACAAGTTATAAAAACATTGAAGGCATAAAGACTATCGGAGTTACAACAGTAAGTTCTGGATTATCTACAAACATTGCAAACGATTCGACAACTGGAATCACAACATTTGCAACTTTTTCGGATTCCACTATTTCTAGAAAGTTTAAAGTGGATGATGTAGTTCAAATAGGAACAGAAAAATTTCTTATACTTGGACACGATGATGTTAATAATAGATATCGAGTTAGAAGAGGATATGATGATTCATCATCATCAACTCATAGTGCAGGATCGATAGTAACTAAATTACAAACAGAATTTACATATTCTATACCTAAAAAAATAAAAAACAAAAATGCAGAACCAACATCTGTAAGTTATTTTGAAGCAACTAAATCAGTTGGTATCGGAACTACGACTACTAAAGTGGTTGTTGGATTTGCTGGTAGTCTTCCAATTAACAAATCAATTCCAGCAAAGGCAATATATTTACCAAATCATAATTTTAAGAATGGTGAAGAAGTAAGATTAACCTCTATTGGGTCAACAATTACAGGAACAAAAAATCTTAACTTATCAAATGCATTTGATTTATCTGGAATTGGTACATTTTATTGTTCTAAGATAAGTGATGATTTTATTGGTTTATCAACTGAAAAGGTTTCATTTAAAACTAATCAAATATTTTTTACATCAATTAATTCTAGTGTTGGCGATGATAACAAAATTGAAAAGATCAGTGAAAAAGTATCTGGTTTTGCAAGAAGAGTAGATGGAACAGTAACTGTTTCTGTTGGTTCAACTTCAGGACAACAACACGGATTATCAGTAAATGATGAATTTGAACTTCATATTACTTCAGATAACACTCAAACTTTTAATTTTAAATATAATTCAACCATCGGAAAACTAGTTGTAAATCCTTTATCTTTTTTAGATTCAGCAATTGGAACAGGCACAACAAATTCTAAAATAACAATCAATAACCATGATTTTCAAACAGGTGACTTAATTGTCTATAATTCATCAACCCCAGCTTCTCCATTAGTTAATGATGGAGTTTACTATGTTATTAGAGATTCAATAAACACTATCAGATTGGCAGAAAATTCTCATGATTTATCAATATTTCCAATCAATTACGTAAGTATCGCATCAACTGGGGGTCAGGATCATGAAATATCAAAAATAAATCCAAAATTAACTTTTTATAAAAATAACATAATTAATTTTGTAACGTCTGATTTAAGTTTAACTAATTTTGAGATAGATTTTTATAATGATGAAAACTTTAAATCAAAATATAATAGTGATTTAATAACTAAAACAAGTAGTAATATTTTAATATCAGTTGGAAGTTCTTTATCAACTGAATTTTTCTATAAAATTCAAGGTAAAAATACAAATTACGATAAAACTTTATTCTTACCCGTTGATGAAAGAGTTTCTGATTATGCTAAGATAGAAGTAAAAGATTCTTTGTTTAACACTAAACATAGAGTTACTGGAATTGGTAGTACAACTTTTAACTTTAACCCAAAAACTGTTTCAGAAACAAACTCCTATACAAATTCGGGATTTTCATCTGCATTTTACTCAACGAGTTCAACAGGAGAGATTGGAGGTATATATTCTGTAAAAGTCTTAAGTGATGGTATTAACGTTGACAAACTACCAATTATAACCTCTATTGGCACCACCACTGGTGTAAATGCAGTTTTATCTGTAGAAACAGACGATATTGGAAGTGCTAATGACACTAAAGTTTCTAATCAAGGTTTAGAATTTTCACCTGATAAAACTTTGAAACCAAAAGCAGATAGTAATGTAATTTTAGAATTAAAAGATACTTTAACTCTTGAAAGTATAGGAATATCATCAGGAGGTATAAATTACATAAGTCCACCAAATGTTTTAGCTATAGGTAAAACTTCTATAGTTGCTCAAACATCTTTAACAGGAACATCAGTCGGTGAAGTTAAAATTTTAACAAATGAGAGTGGATTATCAGAAGATCTTAGAATTATACCAACTACAAATTCAAATGGAATTGTTGTAACTGCAGCTACAACTAATAGTAATAAAACAGTTAGATTAAGTTTAAGAGCACCAATTCCAGATTCTGGGTCTGATAGTGGTTTTTATAATAATGCTGGACAATTTCCATTTGCAGTAAATGACGAAATATTTGTTGAAAATATTAAGATAACAGATGATGCCGATGGATACAATTCAAGTGATTATAACTACACATATTTTAGAGTAACTGGTATCAGCACAGGTGGTGGTCAGGAGGCAATCTTTTATTCATTAGTTGGACTTGGCACCACTGGAGGATTATATCAAATAGATAATAATTTTGGTAGAGTCATAAAGAAAGATGATTTAGCAGTATTTACACCAGTATTCAAAAGAACATCTTTTATTGATGAAGAGGTAGTTAAAGTTGATGGAAGGGATGTTTTTGCAACTGTATCTAAAAATGGTTGGAATCAAGTATCAGAATCATTAAAGGTATTTAATCCTAATGGAGATTTCATTGCAGGTGATAAGATTACAGGAACAATAAGTAATAACAAAGGAACAGTAACAAAACAATTTAAATTTGATTTTGATTTGAATGTAGATAGCACTGCTGTTAATTTTAATGGATGGAAAGATGATATTGGAAAATTAAATTTAGATGTGCAAAATATACATGATAATGATTATTATCAAAGATTTTCATATTCAATTAAAGGTGACGTTCCTTATGATACTTGGAAAGATTCGGTTGACAGTTTAGGTCATGTTGCTGGATTTAAAAATTTCTGTAATTTAGGTATCGGTACAACTGCTAATGCAACTGAGGGAAAGAAAAATTTAAGACCAAAAGCAGAAGGACAGATAGATTTTGATGTTGATATTAACGAAGAAGTTTCAGTTCATGAAAGATTTTACTATGACATGGTTGGAGAAGATACTGATGATGAAAATTTATCAAAACTAGTTATATTCAGATCTAAAATTATAACTGATTATAATGAATCAGTATCAAATAAAGTTCTCTTAATTGATGATATAAGTTCTCAATTTACAGGAATTGTTACTTCTACAGGTGGTGGAGTTATTGGAACCACTAGTTTTAATGTATTCACTGGAGGTAATCGATTATTTCATAGAGAATTTAATCCTTCTGGTATAAACACTGTGAGTAGTCAAATAACTATATCAGATCATAATTTTAATACTGGTGAAAGATTAATATACAAACCTCATACTGGTCAATCACCAATTGGAATTGGAATTACATCAGATACAAATACAGGTGTTGCTGCAACAACTTTATTGCCATCAGAAATTTTTGCAATCAAAGTAGACTCTGATACTATTCAAGTGGCTATTGCTGCTAGTTTTGCTTCTGCTGGACTTGCAGTTACATTTACCAATGTTATTGGTATTGGTAATACAAATACTGTGTCAGTCCCTCCAGATGACGCTACAATTAGAGGTTTAATCAGTATAGACAATATGATTCAAAGTCCTGTTGGGTTCTCTACAGTTGTTTCTGTAGGTCTATCAACAGCAGTTGGATTATCCACTAATATAGTATTTTTAAATGATGTATCAGAAATTTCAGGAAAATCATTACTTAAAATAGAGGACGAAATAGTTAAGGTTAATTTAGTTGGTGTTGGGTCTACAAACTCATTAAATGTAGTAAGAGGAGAAATGGGAACAGTGGCTGCAGCACATACTGTTGGTGCAGCAGTAACTGTAGTTAAAGGTGATTATCGAATAAAAGAAGGAAGAATATATTTTTCTGAAGCACCATATGGCCCAACTGCTAGTTCTGGTATTGTCACTTTCTCCACGTTTTCTGGTAGAGCATATTATAGATTAAATTATAATACTAATGCTATTATTGATGATATATCAGATAGATTTGATGGATCTACAGATAAGTTTGATTTGACATCAAACGGGACTGATGTATCTGGTGTTATCAATAGTTTTGGTGCATTTTTAATTAATAATATATTCCAAAAACCTTTCTATGGAGATGTCGGAGATATCAATAAATCAGATTACAGACTTGTTGGAACTGGACAAACAATTGATTTTACTGGAACTGCTGCAAATAAAGATTTACCTAAAGGTGGAATCATAAATGAATTTGATGTTGGTATCGGGAGTGCATATCAAGTTCCAAGAAAAGCAGTTTTAACAGCTGTTGTATCTGCAGGTGGAACAATTCAGTCTGTTGGTATAGCAAGTGGTGGTGCTGGATATCTATCAAATCCATTAGTATCAGTTAGTTCAACAACTGGAGTTGGTGCAGCAATTTCTGCTTTTGTTACTGCTGGAGTAGTAACATCTGTAACTATCAATAATCCTGGCACTGGATATACATCAGTCGGAATTTCTACTGGAATAAATTTTGTTACAGTAGCACCTCCAAGTCCTTACAAAAATATACCTCTTTCTGGTGGTAATGGAAGTGGAGCAAAAATTGATGTTGTAGTTGGAACAGGAGGTAGTATCGTATCCTTTGATATGTCAGACCGTGGTATTGGTTATGAAATAGGAGACAATTTGCAATTGACAACATTACCTTTCCAAGTTGGAATAGGAACTAGTGCTTTTAATATTACTGTAAAAAATAAATTCCATGATAAATTTGCAGGATGGTGTTTTGGTCAGTTATTGGAACTTGATGATTTTAGTGCACAATTTAATGGATTTAGGAGATCATTTTTAATTACTAGAACCATAACAGATAAAGAATACTATAGTATAGTGGCAAGAGAGGGGTCAGGAATCATACTTCAAAATAATTTCTTAATTTTTATCAACGATATTCTTCAAAAACCAGGTCAAGATTATGAATTTGAAAAAGGAACACGAATGACATTTAGGGAGGCTCCAAAAGCAGGTAGTAACTTTAAAATGTATTTTTATACTGGATCCAGTGATGATTTTATAAAAGAAGATGTTGATGAAACAATAAAACCAGGTGATCAATTAAAATTACAATACTATAGTGAAGAGAATGTCAATTCTGGAATTGTAACAACAACACCTCACAATTTAATTGAAACTGTTACTATAACAAACGGTGGAAGTGGATTTGCAATAGGTCAGGAAGTTGAACTTTTAGGAGGATCTGATGAATCGGGAAATGATGCTGCAGGAGTAACTCTAGAAAACCCAACAGGAAAGAAAAATCCAAATGTAGACTTAGCTAAACTAAAAATTGACAGTATAACTCCTGATGGGGGAGTTTTAGGTGTGACTATTATAAACACTGGAGCGTTATATACGGCTGGAATCAAGACAGCAATTGGTGGTTCTGGATCTGATTTATTTGTCAGAGTTACAATAGATGAGGATTCGAAGGTTAGGACTGAATCTAGAAGTATTGTAGATAGAGAATCAGAACAAGATAATCGAGTTGTGTATGAATTAATTGCTTCAGATACTGTGGAGACCACTACATATTCTGGAGTTGGTATATCAACTGATGGCACTTTCTCTCGCCCAACAATGTGGAGAAAACAAACTGAAGACTTAATTATTGATGGTCAAAGTATGTCAAAGGAAAGAAATTACTTAGAACCAAAAATATTACCAACAACAGGAATTATAAAGTCAATAACTCCAACTGATACTAAAATTTATGTTCAAGATACTTGGTTATTCCAACAAGTTGATAATTTAGGACAGACTCAAAATGATATAAACATAGTAGGTTTAGGAACAACAGCTGTTGTGGAGACAATTGAAGAGGTTAGTTACAATGGTGATTATGGGATTGTAACTGGAATTGGTCTTAGTGCAACTGGAATCAATACAACTGGGCCTGCAATATTTTTTGAAATCAAACCAGATCCATTAATATATTCACCAAGTCCTGGTTCAAATCAAATTTCAAAATCAGGAATTACTACTGGTGATTATTTTGTAATTAAAAATACCTTTATAGGATCTGGTGTCACTGGAATTAAGACCACATCTTCTGGCCCAGAAACTGTTAGTATTGGAAATAGTTTCTTAGATAATGTATACTATGCTGCACATTTTGTATCTGTTGGATCATCAATGACAAGAGTTTTTGCAAATGTGAGTTCAATTTCAGGTATAAACACTGCAGGTTTATCTGCTTATTATAAATCTGGAAATTATAGTTGGGGTTCAATTAATGTATCTAGAAGTGCAAATTCAAAACCGTTTACTTTCCATAATCAGAATGGTTTACTTGGGATAGAAACTTCAACTCAAATCATAAGAACTCTACCTATGAGAACTTCTTATACATAACAGGTATAAATAATCAAAAATGTAAGTATCAATGCCTGCAATAATCACTGACCAATATCGAATATTAAACGCACAAACTTTTGTAGATAGTTTCGTAGGTATTGGCACGTCTGGAAATAATAATTATTATACGTTTTTAGCACACCCAAATCCACAGAATATAAACATTAAGAATTATGGAGATCCTAACTGGGGTTCTGAAACTCCAGCTCCAGTAGATTCTTTCGCTCAAGAAAGTTTTTACTATGATAGTATGCTATTTTTGAAGAAAATAACTTCAAATGATGTTAGGATAGTTGTTCCAAGAGTGGATTGGCAATCAGGAACGGTATATGAGATGTATAGAAATAACTATTCTGCTAAAAATAGTTACACTGATAAAAATTTAACACCGAATAGTTCATCCACATCTCTTTATGGATCAACTTATTACGTTGTTACTTCTGAATTTAAAGTATATCTTTGTATTAACAATGGAACGAACTCAACTAACTCCAGTGGACAAAAATCTTTATTTGAACCTACACATACTAATAACTCTCCTCAAGTGGCTGGTAATGGGTCTGATGGTTATTTGTGGAAATATCTTTATAGCATTACACCATCAGATATAGTTAAGTTTGCAACTACAAAATTCATACCACTCCCACAAAAATGGGGTGATGCTTCAACTTCATCTGTGAAAAATGCTGCAGTTGATGGAAAAATTGAAACTGTAGTCGTTACAAATTCTGGTTCTGGAGTTGAGGTGGATGGTTCTCTTAATGGAACAATTGCAAATATACCAATTATTGGAGATGGAAGTGGTGGGACAATAACAATAAATGTAGCTGGAGGATCAGTAGAAAGTGTAGAGAGTGTTGTTGGTGGGACTGGATTCACTTATGCTTCTGTTAGATTTGAAACAGGAACATATGGAGGAAAAAGTCTTAATGCAGGAAGTGGTGTTAATTTTGAAGTAGTAATCCCACCAAAAGGAGGTCATGGTGCTGACATATATCGTGAATTAGGTGGACTTAGGGTAATGGTATATTCTAAGTATGACAACAATGTTGACGATGCTCCAGATTATGTCATTGGTAATGACTTTTCTCGTGTTGGTATAGTTAAAAATCCTCTTCAATTTAGTGGAACTGACCTTCTAAATAATACGACTGCAACTAATTTGAGTGCATTAAAGTTGAAATCTACTGGTAGCACAGCACTATCAGATATAACATATACAACTAATTCATTAATTACTCAAACAGTTGGACTTGGATCTACTGCAGTAGGTTATGTTGCTTCTTGGGATTCAGATACTGGAGTATTGAGATATTATCAACCAGTCGGATTTTCAACACTTTCACAATATTCTTACAAAAAACTTGATTTTGTGGGTCAAAGCATTGTAATTACTGGAGGAAGTCCAGAAAATGCAACCGTTGACACAACTTTTAATGGTGATTCTGTTACCATATCAACTGGAAAAAATCAAAGTTTAGGTCAAACATTTGTTAGTGGAAAAGCAAATCCAGATGTTAAAAAATATTCTGGGGATATCATCTATGTTGATAATCGAGCACCAGTAACAAGAACCCCTTCACAAAAGGAAGAGGTAAAAATCGTAATAGAGTTCTAAAAAGATGCCACAAAATACTAATTTAAACGTTTCCCCATATTTTGATGATTTTGTTGATAGTAAAAACTATCACAAAGTTTTATTCAAACCAGGATTTCCAATTCAAGCTAGGGAATTAACAACTCTACAAACGATTCTTCAAGATCAAGTTGAAAAGTTTGGACAACACTTTTTTAAAGAAGGTTCAATGGTTATTCCTGGTGGAGTTACATATGATCCAGAGTATACAGCAGTTAAAATAGATCCAAATTTCCTAAATGTTCCAGTTAGTAGTTATACAAATATTCTAGCAGATAATAAAATAGAAATAAAGGGTGAGACAACAGGTGTTGAAGCGACTGTGGTTAATAGGTTAACATCTTCCGAATCGATTGATGGATTTGATACCCTATACATTAAATATACAAAATCGGGAACTGATGGAGAGACAAAAATTTTTGCTGATGGTGAAAACCTCATAACTCTTTCTAGTATAAACTATGCAAATACAAGCATTGCAGAAAATGGACAATTTGCAAGATGTGTTGTTTCCAATTCTACATCCACAGGATCTGCGATTTCAGTGAGTGAGGGTGTCTTTTTCATTCGAGGATTTTTTGTTAAGAATGTAACTTCTACAATAATCCTAGACCAATATTCAAATACACCAAGTTACAGAGCTGGATTTTTACTAAAAGAAGAAGTTGTAAGTCCATCATTAGTAAATTCTGATCTATATGATAATGCTAAAGGATTTTCAAATGAATCTGCACCTGGTGCTGATAGATTTAAATTATCAACAAGATTACATAAAAAATCTTTAACAGATAACGACGATACTAATTTTGTTGAACTTCTTAGAGTTGAAAATGGAAGAGTTGAAGAAATAGTAACAAAAACTGAATATAATATATTTGCAGAAGAATTAGCAAGAAGAACTTACGATGAATCTGGTGATTATTATGTAAGACCTTTTTCTCTTGAGGTAAGAGAATCTTTGAATGATAGAATTGGTAATCGAGGAATATATTTTAATAATCAGCAAACCTCAAATGGGAATGCTCCTGGTGAAGATTCTATTTGTTTGCAAATTTCAGCTGGAAAGGCATTTGTTCGAGGTTATGAAATTGATAAAATATCAACAACATCTTTAGACATCTTAAAACCAAGAACTACTAAGTTACTTGAAAACCAAAGTGTTCCAATTCGAGTTGGAACATCAATAAAAATTACTAATGTAAAAGGAACACCAACTACAGGATTTAGTAATGATGCAAAAATAAAATTAGTTGATCAAAGATTAACTGTCAATAAATTTTCCACTACTGGAACAATTATTGGAGATGCAAGAGTTTTTGATTTTAATCAAAAGGCGGCCGCAGGTATCGGAGTTACTGTATTTGATTTAAAAGTTTATGATATTCAACTTTATACAGTTCTTACAGTATCAAACGATACTACAATTGCTGCAGATTCCTACGTAAAAGGTAAGTATAGTGGATCAGCTGGATATGCAGTTGCTGCAGTGAGTGGAGGAACATCAGTAACTCTCCGTGATGTAAATGGAACATTTCAAGTTAATGAACCATTAATTATTAATGGAATTGACTCTGGAAATAATATTACAGAAATAGTAGATAATGATATCGAATCTATCAAAGCAGTTCATAGTACCACTGGTTCAATTGGAGGTGTTGGATCTGGAAATACAACATTTGCTGCAAACACAGTCTTAAACACTAAAAAGAAAGTATTTCCTGAAAGTATTGAATTTAATATCACTGGTGGTAATACATTAGCATCACCTCAAGTTGCTGATTTTAGAAGTCAAGTAAAGATTGGTGATATTATTTCATACGGAACAGTAGGACAAACAGATCCTACTTTTAACAGAGTTACAGATGTCACTCAAAACAATGTAACTATTGCAGCAGTTGCAAATGTAAGTGGAGTTTGTGTAGGTGGTATTACTAATACATCAGGAACTAACCCATTATCTGGTGTAAATGTTGTAGTTTCAACTTTAAATGAGTCTGATAATCCTGGTTTAAGAGTTAAACTAGCAAATGATTATGTAGCATCCATGAATGTCTTAGATAGTTCTTATATTACTAGAAAACAATTTACAGCAACAGTATCAGGAAGTTCTGCTGTTTTTAACATTAGTGCACTTGGTGGAGATACAAGTGAATTATTTTTTGAATTGTTTAGTGTTGATAATTATGTTTTAGATGTAAATGATAATCCAATAACTCTTTTTGAACCACAGGTAACTGTTTCTGCTAATCTTAAGACAGTTACAATTTCTGGATTACCAAACGGATCTGCAACTTTAACTGTTGCAGTGAGAAGAAGCAAATTAGTTTCAAAACAAAAAACCATCACAAGATGTGAAAATTTAATTGTTAGTAAATCCGAATTGTCAGGATCTGGTATTGGATCAACATCTTTAAATGATGGATTATCTTTCAGTCAAGTTTATGGAACAAGAGTTCAAGACGAAGAAATATCATTGAACTTCCCAGAAGCAACTCGTGTTTTAGCAGTTTTAGAATCAAATGATACAAATGATCCAGAATTGCCAGTAATAAGTGTTGATGAGCAAAGTGATACATTTACGAGTAACGTGCTAGTTGGTGAACAATTTATTGGTGCCACATCAGGTGCAGTTGCTCGTGTAGTGGTCGTAGGAGCGACTCAGTTGTCTTTTGTTTATGAAAACGAAAATACATTCCAATTGGAGGAAAGTATTTCTCTCATGACCTCTGGGATTATAGCCAGAATATCTGATATAGTTATTGGAGATACAAATATACTTGATAGTTTTACTTTAGATAGTGGTCATAGAGATGATTTTGTTGATTATGCAAGACTCGTAAGAAATTCAGATGCTGAAAAACCAACTCGTAAAATAAGAGTTATTTTTGATCGTCTTGTTAATGACGAGTCAATGGGTAATATTGAGACAGTAAACAGTTATAACACTCTTGATTATTCAACGGACATACCATTTGTTTTTGATTCTTTTGCTTCTGATTACATTGATTTTAGACCTAGAGTAGCACCATACACATCAAGTAGCAATTCTCCGTTTTCATATGCATCTAGAAACTTTTCAACATCAAATTCTGAGACAGTAGTTACAAACAAAACTGTTGTTGTTGATTATTCTTACTATTTGGGAAGGGTTGATAGATTATACCTATCAAAAGATGGAAAATTTACTCTAAAAGAGGGTAAACCATCAAGAATCCCTAAAGCACCTCTTCATGATGAAGGGGCTTTCCAAGTCGCAACAATTTCATATCCACCATATGTTCGTAATGCATCTAAAATAATTACTAAAACTGTTCCACATAAAAGATATACAATGAGGGACATTGGTAGTCTTGAAAGTAGAATTAAAAATTTAGAAAATTACACAACTTTATCTTTACTTGAAAGTGATACTAAAAACTTGTCAGTAAAAGATCCAAATACTGGGTTAGATAAATTTAAGTCTGGTTTTTATGTAGATAATTTTCAAAGTCACAAAACACATAACTTAAAAGGTGAATCGAATTTTGATATTGATATAGTGAGAGGAGAGTGTAGGCCAAGATCTACAGAAAGAAATATTTCATTAGTTTTTGAAACAAATAGTTCATCTCGAAATCCAATAACTACTGATTATAAGTTTACCAACGATTTTGATGATTCTAACATTACAAGAGGAGGGCCTGCTCTAACCTTAAGTTATACAGAAGTTCCATTCATAAATCAACAAAATGCAACTAGAGTTGAAAATTTAAATCCATTTCTTGTCACTACGTTTGTTGGATTAATTGAATTAACACCAAGTTCAGATTTTTGGATTGAAGAGACAGTATTACCTTCCCAAAATATTCAAGTTGATAGTGTTTTTGATGGTATAGCAGATCTATTAGGAGTTGATGATGAGAATGGTGGAATGGCATCCAGTTTTTGGAACTCTCATGAAACTACTTGGAATGGTAGAGATAGTGCTACTTTAGTTGATGAGGATGTTATTGGTAGGGAAATTTTACGTAGAGATGTTGACACTGATGTTCAAAGGAGAGGAGATACAACAACTACAACTACAACTACCACTACAGATGTTAGAAACACAATAAGACAAACATTTGAAGAAAGTGGTGTCGAAAGAGAATTTGGTTTGGAGTTGTCTGCTAGTGAGCAAGTTATAGATTTGGGAACTAAAGTTGTAAGTATGAATGTTTCTTACAATGTAAGATCTCGAAATATTGAAGTTTTTGCTCAGAGAGTAAAACCAAATACAAGGTTTTATGTTTTCATGGAAAATACTGATTTGACACCTTATGCAGTTCCTAAATTCCTTCCAATTAAAATGGTAAAAGGAACTTTTGCAGTTAATGATATTGTTGAAAGTATATCTCAGTCTAATGAAACAACTTCAATTCCTGAAATTAAATTTAGGGTGGCAACACCAAATCATAAAGAAGGGCCTTATAATGATCCAACCGAAACCCTCACGAATTTGGCATATCCGATTACAACATTATCTTCAGCATACTCAAGCACTAGTGAAGTATTAAACATCGATACTGCTGATTTATCATTAGAAAATAATGTTGAAAATAGTGGATACGTATTCAAAGGGATGGAACTTGTAAATGAGGATGGATCTGCAGAAGCAACTGTAGGAACTCCAGCATTAGTTAGTGATGAACAAGGAGATTTAATTTTCTCTTTACATGTTCCTGATCCTAAAATTTCAAGTAATCCTGTATTTACAACTGGAAATAATACAATTAGAATAACCACTGATGCTGGAAATGCAGCTATATTAGATCCTGGTTCTAGTTCAGCAGAGGCAGAATACTTTGCTAGTGGATATCAAACAAATACACAAGAACAAACTCTATCAATAAAACAACCACAAATAGAGAGAAAAGAAGTTGGAAGAAAGGATGTTTCTCGAACATTTAATAGAACCAGAACTGAAACTGAAACTGATGTGGATATTCGAACAAATGTTGAAGTTGAAGATAGTGATCCATTGGCACAATCATTTTTTGTAGAGTCTGATACTTATGAAAATGGTATTTTTATAACTGGTGGTGACTTATTCTTTAAAACAAAAGATAAAAAAGTCCCAGTGACTATTCAAATAAGAACAATGAGAGATGGTGTTCCAACCTCAACAGTTGTCCCATTTGGTGAAACTAAAATAAAATCAAAAGATGTTAAAATTTCTGATGATGGTTCTTTAGCATCATCATTTAAATTTAAGACACCTGTTTATTTGCAAAGTGGACATGAGTATTGCATGGTATTAATGGCATTTGGTACTCTTAATTACTTGGCATTTATTAATAGAATGGGTGAAACTGATTTAATAACTCAAGGATTAAATGCAACACAACCAACTTTGGGTTCTTTATTTAAATCACAAAATAATCGTACATGGACTCCTAGTCAATATGAAGATCTTAAATTTGTACTCAACAAAGCAGAGTTTATAACTAATACCCCATCAAGTGTTTTACTTTACAACTCTAGAATTAAAAGACATAGAATTAAAAGAAGAAATACAGTAACTACATTCTCAAAAAGAGTCAATGTTAATTTGGGAGCAACAACTCAAACTGTTTTTACACAAGGAGACAAGTTTGAACAAACAGTAAACAGTTTTGATCATACAGCAAAAGTATTTTCTGTAGGAGGCCCAATAAAAACTGGAGCATCAGGTAGTAATTTAACAGTGGTTGGAAATACTGGTATTGGACTTACACCCACAAGTGGATCTTCTCAATTATACACTGGAATTGGATTTACAAGTTTGACTGGATTTGGTCAAGGTGCAACTGCAAATGTCACAGTTCAAAATGGTGCAGTAACTGCTGCAAATATTAATATTCAAAATGGTGGTTCTGGTTATGCACCTGGTGATCTATTAATGTTAAATGCTCTTGGTTCAACTGGATCAGGAGTTAGAGTTGTTGTGAAGTCTCATGTTGGACTTGGTGGTACAAACGTAATCATTTTGGATGATGTTAAAAATAATTTTGTAGATAGTCAAGACATGAAACACTTCCCTAACGGTGGAGGTCAAAATACGATTGCTAATGCTGATATAACTTCTGTCATTGCAGATCCTATAAGAGATGGATATACCATGAGAGTTAAACATAAAAATCATGGAATGCATTCAAATACAAATGAACTTAGAATTACAAGATTTAGGTCAGACGTTAAACCAACAACATTAACACAAAAAATTGATGACGATACAACTATCATATCTCTTGCAAGTGCGACTGGGTTCAATGTCTTTGAGGATCAAACAGTAACTGCAGATTTTCCTGGATTCGTTCAGATAGATAAAGAAGTAATTAAATACACTGGTGTAAATGGTAATACTCTAACAGGTATTACTAGAGCTATAGATGCTGGTGTTGATGATCGTAGAAAATCAGACCATAAAGCAAAAGCATATGTATTTAAGTATGAATTTAATGGTATTTCTTTAAGAAAAATCAATAAAAGACATGATATGGATCCTAGAGAAAAAACATTTGATAGTTATCATGTAAAAGTATCTACAGCGTCAACTGAAGTTTCATTTAGAACGACTAAAGCTGGTGGTGGAAATGACTTACATGTGACTCAAAACATGCCTTTTGAAGCAATAAATCCACAAATAACATCAATTACACCTAGTGGGACAAATATTTCTGCTAGAATTAAAACAACTTCTGGAACAAGTTTAAGTGGAAATGAACCCTCATTTAACGATATGGGTTATGAGAATGTTGCATTGAATAAAATTAATTACTTTGACACTCCAAGAATTGTAGCATCTGGAGCAAATGAATATCATTTACTTGATAATAACAAATCACTTTTCCTTGAATTAACACTTTCAACTAATAATAAGGATGTATCTCCAATGATTAATTTAGATACAGCTAATGCGATATTACTTAGTAATCTAGTTGATGATAAAGTTGATGATTTTGAAACTGATAGTCGAACAAAAATTCCAGGTTCAGATCCAAATAATGCGATTTATGAAACAAAACTAATTAACTTAGAGTTTGTTTCTAATTCATTGATGGTTCAGTTTGACGGACATCGAGAAGCAGAAGGTGATATTAGAGTCTTCTATAAATTAGTCAGAAGTGATGGTAGTGGTGCTAGACAAAGTTATGTTCCATTTAATACAAACGGATTACCAGATACTATTGTCAAACCAAATGCTAAACGTAATACCTTTAGTGAATATAAATTTACTGCAGAGAATACTGCACAATTTAATGCATTCATGATTAAAGTTGTTATGACATCAACTAATCAGGCAAAACCACCTCGACTTAAAAATTTTAGAGCAATTGCTCTTAGGTCATTTGAAATAGAGTAATGGAAAGGTACTTAAAAGTAGAAACTGACAAAACTCATGTCAGAGACATGGAGTCAAATGCCATAGTGAATAGAAATAAGGGTGAATTTGATAAATTTATAAAACTTTCTCAAAAAAAGTATGAAGAAAAAAGGAAATTTGACGATATGCGTAGTGATTTGGACTGCTTAAAACAGGATATGGATGAGATTAAAACTCTTCTTCTAAACATTATGGATAAATGATTTATAAATATTCCAAGATAGATTCTAATTAGTTAAATAATGGCAGCATATATTAGTAACATAGTAATTGATGCTGGAGCTGATTTTGACCAAACTTTCAATCTAGAAAGTTCATCAAATGCACCACTAGATTTAAGTGGTTACTCAGCTACTTCGAAACTAAAAAAACATCCTGCTTCTTTGAATGATAAGGCATCATTTACCGTGTCATTTCCAAACAGAACACAAGGGCAATTAAGAATATCTTTAGGATCTTCTATTACATCTACTTTGAAAGCAGGTAGATATAGTTATGATGTGTTGTTAAATGATGGTTCTTTAAAAACAAGAATTGTCAGTGGAAGTGCGATTGTTACTGCTGGAGTCACTACAGGTTAATTAACATGGCTGATATTAAAGTCAGAGTCGGTTCAAGAAATGCTAAAAAAGTTATATCTACTATATCGGGTAGTGGAGGAACTTTAGGTGGTTTATCAGATGTTGATATATCTGGTGGATTGCAAGATGGAATGGTGTTGGTTTTTAATGCAGCAACAAGTAAATTCGAAGCAACTTCAGAATTAACGCCAGGAGCAACACAAAATTTAAACATTAATGGGGGAAGTTTTTAAATGGCCAGCATAATACGAGTAAAGAGATCGACTGGCAACGCTGCTCCGTCAACTATAAACTACGGTGAACTCGCTGTCACAATTGCAAATGGTAATCAAGGAAATAAGGGTGGAAGATTATTTGTTGGAGACAATACAAGTCCAGATCCAGATCCGATAGTAATTGGTGGTAAGTACTACACTGATATGATGAATATCACACCAGGTGCGGTTAAAGATGGTTCAAATGCCCATGCTGGTAGTGTATCGAACGGGTTTATTCCAATTTTAGATGTTAGTTACACTGGTCATCCAGGTGGTGGTTCTTCAGGTTTGGGGGCAGCATATGCATCTCAAACTTTACCAAGAGTTGATACTTGGACAGTAGATAATCTTACACTTGATGGAAATACGATATATTCAAATAATACTGATGGAGATATTCGTTTTGTTCCTAATGGTGCAGGTCAAGTAATTATTGATGATGATACTAAATTAACATTCGGTGCTAGTGAAGATGCAAGTATTGAATATGATGAAGATGGAACTAACAAAATTCAGGTTACTGGTGCAACATGGGTTTATAATACGCAAGTTGAAATGTTTGGTGGATTCAATGTTGATAACATTGGAATTTCATCTAATGTTATAAGAACTAGATCTGGTGGTGGAAACACTTTATTCATTGATCCATATCCAGACGGTCTAGACAGTGATGGTATGGTCATCATCAAGGGTAGTTTACAGGTTGATGGTACAACAACCACTGTTAACTCTACTAATGCGACTTTAAATGATCCAATAATGAATATTGGTGATGTATCCAGTAAAAGAACTGTTATGTCTACAGTTGGATCTGGTGTATCAGCAATCACTTTAGATTCTGTTGTTGGTATCAACACTGGTGACGTTATAACTGGTAGTAATTCATTACCAGGTGCTGGAACTACCACAATTAATTCTTATACAACACAACCAGGTGGAACTGGAATTGGAACTATTTTTATTGATGGACAAACAACTGGCGGTATAACAACGACTGCACAATTAACAATCACACACGGTTTTGATACCAATACTGATCGTGGTATTTCTTTCAACTATAATACTGGAACTGGAGTAGCAAATAACAAAACTGGATTCTTTGGTTATAATGATAGCACAGGTGAAACTAGTAATGCACCTGAAAGATCTTTCACATATATTCCTGATGCGACTATTACTGGTAACGTTTTAAGTGGTACAAAAGGTTTCCTAGATATAAAAGGAATATATTTCCAAAGTGGAGATTATTCAACAGCTGGTAACGGAATTATCTATTTCGATACTACTGGTAAAATGGTTGGTGCGGCTGGCACTACTGCTGGTATATCCACCTCAAACTTTATACTCACAACGGATGCCAGTGGCATACCGAAGTGGACAACAACGATTGATGGAGGTCAATTCTGATACTATGAATAGTGAAGTTGATGTGAATATTTTGATTAATCATTACCATAAGAAATTATCAACATTAATTAATCAAAATATATTACTAGAGGCAAAAATTGAGTCTATGACAAAGGATTACATGGATTTACAAAAACAATTGCTTGAATTGGAAGAAGTTCAGAAAAAGGAGAAAAAATGAGTAAACCAGCCAGTAGACAAGGATTAATTGATTACTGCCTAAGAAAATTAGGTTATCCTGTGCTGGAAATTAATGTTGATGATGATCAAATCGATGACTTAATTGATGATGCGATTCAGTATTTTCAAGAACGTCATTTTGATGGTGTTGAGAGAATGCTCTTAAAGCATAAAGTTACGAAAGAAGAAAAAGAAACATTAACAAGTGGAATTACCACCACTACTGCGAGTTCCACAGTGGGTATAACCACAACTACGTTTGAAGAGTCACAAAATTTTATACAGTTGCCTGACCATGTATTAGGTGTAGAAAGAGTTCTTAAAATAGATAACAGCACTATATCAAGTGGTTTATTTAATATTAAATATCAAATATTCTTGAATGATCTTTACTACTATGGTGCACTTGATTTATTGAACTATACAATGACCAAAACTTATTTGGAAGATTTAAGTCGTATCATTACACCAGATACTCAGATAAGATTTAACAAAAAGCAAGGAAGATTATATTTGGATATTGATTTTCAACAGATGTCTGATGACACCTTTATAATTATTGATGGTTATCGTCTTTTAGATCCTGCAGATGTAAGTAAAATATACAATGATTTTTGGTTGAAGAAATATGCAACCTCACTAATTAAAAAACAGTGGGGAACAAACTTAATTAAGTTCCAAGGTGTAATGTTACCTGGTGGAGTTCAGTTAAATGGAAGAGAAATATATGAAGATGCAGTTAGAGAACTTGAAGAATTAGAAAATACACTCAAGACGGAGTACGAATTGCCACCACTTGACTTTATAGGATGATATTATGCCACTTTCTCCGTATTTTTTACAAGGATCTTCAAGTGAACAGAGATTAGTTCAGGATCTCATAAATGAACAATTAAAGATTTATGGTCAAGATATAGTTTATCTTCCTCGAAAAATTGTAAATAAAAAAACAATTTTGAAAGAGGTTGTGTCCTCTACATTTGATGATGCTTATCGTATGGAAGCATATCTTTTAAATTACCAAGGATTTGAAGGTAATGGAGATATTTTACAAAAATTTGGAGTTCAAACCACAGATGCAGTCACTTTCGTTATATCAAAAGAAAGATATGAGGATTTTATTAGTCCATTTTTGACTGGAGATAGTCAGATAGAATTAGCAACAAGACCAGAAGAAGGAGACTTAATTTATTTTCCTCTTGATAATACTATGTTTGAAATAAAATATGTTGAGGGTAAGAAACCATTTTATCAATTAAATAATCTTTATGTTTACACTTTAAGTTGTGAGGTAATGGATTATGCTCTTGATGAGGATATTGATACTGGTGTTGAAGAAGTAGACAGAGCTGCAGTTGAATTTGGATTCACAACAAGATTAAGTATGGTCAGTATTGCTGCATCAACAGCAACAGCAACAGTTCAATTATCTAAAGATACAGGTAATACTAACATTGGTAAGGGTGTTGCATTCATTGATTTAATTAATGATGGAACAGGATATACACTCCCACCTCTAATTGGTATATCATCAGCACCAAGTCAAGGAACTAATGCAACTGCGGTTGCAATCATGACAAGTCGAAGTGGACAAACGGGACAGTCAATAGACCGTATTGAAATAACTAATCCTGGTTTTGCATATACAACACCTCCAACAATCACAATCAGAAGTCAAAATGCATTTGGAACTGGTGCTGCAGCAACCGCAGTGATAGCAGAAGGAACAATATCCACTCCAACCATCACTAATCCAGGTGCAAGTTATGCTACTGTTCCAAATGTTTCTATAAATGCTGTTGGATTAGATACTAATATTGGAATCGGATCAACTGCAAAGGCAGTGGCAATAATCAATACTCTTGGTCAACTTGCTTCTATCAGATATTCATTTGCAGGTATTGGGTATACTGCAACTCCAACCGTAACTATAGATTCACCAACAAGAGCTGGATTAGCAACTGGTAATTATCAATTTAAAGAACTTGTCAGAGGAGTTTCAACAGGAACAACAGCAATTGTTGCTGATTGGGATTCAAGTGATAGAATACTCAAAGTTACAAATATTGGTGGAGTTGGATTTGCTGTTGGAGAATCAGTTGTTGGAATTGGAACTACTTTATTAGGATCAGATTCAGAATATGTTGTTAGGAGTGTTTCTGATCAAGATGAGTATGATTTATATAACGAAAATATTGCAGTAGAGTCTGAAGCAGACTCGATCATAGACTTTACCGAAGAGAACCCATTCGGTGATTTCTAAATAGTTTGGATAAGTCCTGTTTAAGATATGTTAGGAACCTATTATTACCATGAAATAATCAGAAGGACTATTATAGCCTTTGGTACACTTTTTAATGAAATTGACATCAAACATCAGACTGCTGCAGGTGGAGCATTTTCTACTGTAAGAGTCCCAATTGCTTATGGGCCAACAGAAAAGTTTTTAGCAAGACTAGAACAAAAACCAGATTTAAGAAAAAGAGTTGCAATAACTTTACCTCGTTTAGCGTTTGAAATGGATGGAATATCCTATGATCCAGCAAGAAAAGTTTCAACAATGCAAACTTTTAAAGCATTTACAAGAGATGGATCAAAAAGTGCAAGAAAAGTTTTCATGCCAGTTCCTTATAATTTAAGTTTTAAGTTATATGCAATGACTCAATATAATGAAGACTCTCTACAAATTATTGAACAGATATTACCATTCTTCCAACCATCATTTAATTTAACTGTTGATTTAGTTAAAGCAATTGGAGAAAAAAGAGATATACCAATGATATTAGAAAGTGTAACTTTTGATGATAATTATGATAGTGGATATGATCAAAAAAGAGTTATAACACATACTCTAGCATTCACTGCAAAAACTTACTTATTTGGCCCAGTATCAGATTCTGGTTCAGGTCTTATTAAGAAAGTTAATGTGGATTACTATACTAGCACTAATACTAAAACTGCAACAAGATCTAAGAGATACGTTGCGACACCAAGAGCACTTAAGGATTATAATGATGATGCAGTAACAACTCTTGCAGAAGATATTACAAGGACACAGAAGAAATTCTTAGTTCAGGATACATCAAGTTTAGTTGTAGATACTTATATTGCTATCGGTAATGAACTGATGTTTATTAAAAAAATTGAGAGTAATCATATTACTGTTAGACGTGGTGAAGATGGAACAACTATAGATACTCATATAAATGGTGATGCGGTTGATGCAGTAAATGCTCAAGATGATGCACTAGTAGAGGTTGGTGATGACTTTGGATTTAGTGAACAAAGGTTTGATTTACCAGACTTTAGAACTTATAGTCCTACAAAAGGAGTTGACGTATGAGTAAGTTTGATGAAATAGATGAATTTTTGGATGTGGAACCTGTTGATGCATCAAAAGAAAATAAAATTGAAAAAGTAGAAAAAAAGAAAGATTCTACTCTTGATTATGAATATTCAAGAGGTAACTTATATTCTTTAATTGAAAAAGGACAAGAAGCACTTAATGGTATTCTTGAAGTAGCACAGGGAAGTGATCATCCCAGAGCATATGAAGTTGCAGGACAATTAATTAAAAGTGTTGGAGATACGACTGATAAGTTAATTGATCTTCAATCTAAAATGAAAGAATTAAATAAAGAAGAAAAAGATTCACCAAAAACAGTAAATAATGCACTATTTGTAGGATCTACTTCTGAACTTTCAAAGTTATTGAAAAACGGAGTTCTAAATAATAAGGTAGAAAAGGAAGAAGAATGAAGTCATTCAAAGAATTTGTACAAGAAAGTAGTTTAACAAGACTGAAGAGTAAGTCAGATAAAGGTGGTATGGCCGTTCTTTCTGGAAGTCGTGGAGATAAATCAGCAAAAGAAAATCGTGCAAGGGCAAAGCAATTAGATAAAGATATTCGTGGTAAAGGTTTGCCAGGTGCAACTAAAGTTACTGGTAGATATGATGAAAAAGATGATAAAACAGGTAAGGTTACTAAAGTAAAAGAAAGAAGTCACGTTGTAACTTCTGGAAAGATGGGTAAAAGAAAGTTTAAAAAAGCAGTCAAAGCACTTGGTAAAAAATACGATCAGGATGCAGTCATCACACAAACAAAAGGTGGTGGAGGTGCTACACTCAAAAGAACTCGTAAGAGTGCACTACCAAAAAGAAATATACCAATTGGAAAAATGAGACCAGGTAGAACTGGTGAAATGGACACTCGCATTAAGGGTAAGACATTTACTTATGAATCATACCTTCGTATTCAGGAAAGAGGTAAAACATATACAATAGTTCTTAACTGGAGGGGTAAATTGATTACAACTCAAATGTTTATTGCATCATTTAAGAGACCATCAAAGTCAGAAATGACTGCAGAAGTGCAAAAGGTATATCCAACAGCAGTAGTAATGTATTTCAGTCCATCAACCGTAGATCCATCAAAACCTATGCTATTTGCTGGACAAGAAACGTAAGTTGTCATGAGTGAAATTTATCTTGGTAATCCTAATCTAAAAAAAGCAAATACACCAATTCAATTTTCTGCAGAGCAGATTGAAGAGTTTGTTAAATGTAAAAATAATCCCGTATACTTTGCACAGAAGTATGTAAAAATTGTGTCTCTTGATGAAGGTCTTGTACCTTTTCAACCATACAAGTTTCAAGAAAAATTAATTAAAAGATTTCATAAAAATCGTTTTAATATTTGTAAGATGCCTCGTCAGACTGGTAAGTCAACGACTGTGGTGTCCTATTTACTTCATTATGCTGTTTTTAATGATAGTGTAAATATTGGTATACTAGCAAACAAAGCTGCAACTGCAAGAGAATTATTAGGAAGATTACAGACTGCATATGAAAATCTTCCAAAATGGATGCAACAGGGTGTGTTAGTATGGAATCGTGGATCACTGGAGTTAGAAAATGGATCTAAAATCTTGGCAGCATCTACCTCTGCATCTGCAGTTAGAGGTATGTCTTTCAACATTCTTTTTCTGGATGAATTTGCCTTTGTTCCTAATCATATTGCTGACTCGTTCTTTGCCTCTGTATATCCTACTATTACTTCTGGTAAAAAAACCAAAGTCATCATAGTTTCTACTCCACATGGTATGAATCATTTCTATCGATTGTGGCATGATGCAGAAAGAGGAAAAAATGAATATACACCAACTGATGTTCACTGGTCTGAAGTACCAGGTCGAAATGCAAAGTGGAAGAAACAAACGATAGCAAACACATCGGAACAACAATTCAAAATTGAGTTTGAATGTGAGTTTTTGGGATCTATTGATACGTTGATTGCACCAAGTAAACTTAAATCTTTAGTATATGATAATCCAATACAACAAAATGCAGGTCTAGATGTTTATTTTCCACCAGAAAGAAATCATGATTATTTGATGACAGTTGACGTTGCACGAGGGGTTGGTGAAGATTACTCTGCATTTGTTTTAACTGATATTACTGAGTTTCCTCATAAAGTCGTAGCAAAATATCGAAACAACGAAATCAAACCGATGTTGTTTCCAAATATCATATATGAAGTAGCAATGAATTACAATAAGTCTTTTATATTATGTGAAGTAAATGATATTGGAGATCAAATTGCTTCAATATTAAACTTTGATATGGAATATGAAAATCTTTTAATGTGCTCGATGAGAGGCCGTGCTGGTCAAATTGTAGGACAAGGATTCAGTGGAAAGAAAACTCAACTTGGAGTCAAAATGTCAAAGACAGTTAAGAAGGTTGGTGCATTGAACCTCAAGACTATGATTGAAGAGGATAAATTAATATTTAAAGATTATAATATAATATCTGAATTGACTACATTTATATCAAAAAGTAATTCATTTGAGGCTGAAGAGGGATGTAATGATGACTTGGCAATGTGTCTTGTAATATATGCATGGTTAGTTGCACAAGATTATTTCAAAGAACTTACTGATCAGGACGTAAGAAAAAGATTATATGAAGAACAGAAAAATCAAATCGAACAAGATATGGCACCCTTTGGTTTTATATCTGACGGACTGGATGATGGTAGTTTTGTTGATTCTGAAGGAGACACTTGGCATGTTGATGAATATGGAGATCGTTCATATATGTGGGAGTATCGGTGATGAAGAATCCATTTAAGAATGTTAGATTGAAAAGATTATTATCAAAATCGTTTCCAAAAAGAAAAATAACTATCATAGATAACAAAGACGGATCACAAACAATTCTTATACTCTAATGAATAAGAACGAAGAGTTTGGTTTTACTCTTGAACATTTACTCTTTCAAGAAAGAAAGTGTAGAGTTTGTGGAGAGACGAAAGATTTAGTAAATGAGTTTTATCTAATTCGCAAAAATAAAAGAAACTTTCCATCTGGTTATTCTTATGAATGTAAGATATGCACAGTCAAAAGAATTTTAAAGAATCGAAAGAAAACAAAGGTGTCAACTGAGTGGTCATACCCTGATTGGTAATGTTCATGCATTGTTTCCCCAATGTAAAAGTAGCAAATAATAAATACTTTTAGTAAAATTGAATCTTTTATAAAGAGGGAAAGACATGTCGCTTAACTTAGTATCTCCTGGAGTCAAGGTAAGAGAAGTTGACTTGACTATCGGTAATATATCTGGAGCACAAGAACTGGTCGGAGCGATTGCTGGCCCATTTGAGAAAGGCCCAATAGATGTACCGATATTAATAGAAAACGAGCAAGATTTACTTGCAACTTACGGTAAACCATTAGACAAAGACGGACAATTCGAATATTGGATGACTGCATCATCATATCTTTCATATGGTGGTGTCTTAAGAGTTTTAAGATCCGATAATACAAGTTTAAAAAATGCTGGTGTTGGAACTGTAACTGGAACTGCTGCTGATGTTAAAATTAAATCATACGACGATTACACATCAAATCACTCAAGTGCTTCTAGTTGGTTCTACGCAGCAAAAAATCCTGGTACATGGGGAAATGGATTAAGAGTATCAGTAATTGACCACTTTGCTGATCAAGTTATTACTTTACCAGGTATCGGAACTGCTGGTATAACAGTCGGTATGGGTATAACCCAAACAATAACTGGAAGAATTTCTGTCGGAAGTGGAACAACAACTGCTTATGGATCTGGATTCATGAGAGGAATTATAACTGGAGTTGGAACTGCTGGAGGGCCAGGAATTAGAACTGATCAAATAACTGTAAAGGTTGTTGATAGGGTAACTGCTGAAGGTGATGTATCACCAACCAATTATGATCTACTTAAGTTCTTAACTTCAACATCTGAGACTGAAACAACAACTACATCAACAGGAATAGGAACAACATCTGGTGTCGTTGATAGTGCTTTTGATATTACCATTACAGGAATTGGAACAACCGCAGGTATTGCAGGAATTAGCACTGATGTTTTATTAGGTGACATCGTTACTGTAACTGGTGGTAATTCCGTAATTTCAACTGGAACAACAGTCGTTGCAATTGGAGCAAGTACAGTAACTGTTGATAAAGCAATAACGGGAATATCGACTTCAGGTGATGGTGCAGTATTTACGTTTACTCGATCATCGGGAGTATCAACAACAACCAATACAAATACCACATTTGTAATTAAGGCAAACGGAGATGCAGTTTCCAACTTTACCACAACTACTGTTAAAGACTGGTATAATTCGCAAACACTAGGATTAACTAAAGGTGCTGATATTGCTTGGAACTCGATTGCAGAAAAACCAGGCACTTCTGAATACGCAGCATCAAGAGAGGGTGCAAATGATGAAATGCACATAGTGGTTGTTGATGAAGATGGTAGTGCAACAGGAATCGCAGGTAACATAGTCGAAAAACATCTTTATCTTTCAAAAGCAAAAGATGGTAAAAGACAACCACCAGAAGAAGTTTACTATAAAAACTATCTTGCAAATAGATCAGAGTTTATCTATGCAGGTGCTGCACCAACTGGCATAGCAGGTGATACTTCACCCTCATCACTAAAAGCAATTAATTCTGGTTCTGGTGATGCCGACATTAAGGATTTCACAACAACTTCAGGTAACTGGGGTGCAAATGCTGCAGGAACAATCTTTAATGTTCAAGGAAATAGATCTTATGATTTCACAGGTGGTAAAGATTATTCATCCACAACAACACTTGGTGTTACAACTCATGACAGGTATATAGTTGATAAGGGTGATATAATCAATTCATATAATATTCTTAAAAATCCAGCAGAATACATAATTAACTTTATTTTGCAGGGGCCAAGTGGTGGTGCTACAATCTTTGATTCACAAGCAAAAGCATCAGCATTGATTGCAATTGCAGATTTAAGAAAAGATTGTATTGCTTGTATATCACCACATCGTGCAGGAGTTGTAAATGTTCCTAACTCAGACACACAAACAGATAACATAGTAGATTACTATGCTGCACTTCAATCATCATCTTACGCAGTATTTGACTCAGGTTACAAATATGCGTTTGATAGATTTAATAATGAGTTTAGATATATCCCATTAAATGGGGATATTGGTGGATTAATGGCAAGAACATCAATTAATTCATTCTCTTGGTTCTCACCAGCTGGTGCATCTAGAGGAGCAATTAACGGAGCAGTTAAACTTGCATATAACCCATCACAAGCACAAAGAGATATTATCTATCCAAAGAGAATCAATCCAGTGATTGCATCTCCAGGTGCAGGAATTATTCTCTTTGGTGATCGAACTGGACTTGGTGTTGCATCAGCATTTGATCGTATTAACGTTCGTCGTTTGTTCCTCACAATAGAGACTGCAATCGAAAGAGCAGCAAGAGATCAGTTATTTGAATTTAATGATGTAATCACAAGAACAAACTTCTTAAATATAGTTGATCCTTTCCTTCGTGATGTTAAAGCAAAGAGAGGTATCACTGATTTTGTTGTTATTTGTGATGAGACAAACAACACTCCAGCTGTAGTTGATTCAAATCAATTTAAAGCTGACATTTTCGTAAAACCCGCAAGGTCGATTAACTTTATTGGACTTACATTTGTTGCTACACGCACAGGAGTAAGTTTTGAAGAAGTCGTTGGAAACGTTTAACTTACTAGAGGAAAAAAATTAAATGGCTAACCTAAACATTCCAAATACTAAAGATAGAACTCTTGATGCTTTTAAGGGTAAAATGGTCGGGGGTGGTGCTCGTCCTAATTTATTTGAATGTGAATTATTCTTTCCTGATAATGCAATTCCTGTTGATTCAACGAAAGATGAAATTGCAGACAAGAGTCGATTTTTAGTTAAAGCAGCACAGTTACCTGCTTCAAATATTGCACCTATTCTTATCCCATTCAGAGGAAGAAATTTAAAAGTTGCAGGAGATCGTACATTTGATCCTTGGACAATCACTATCATTAATGATGTTGACTTTAAAATTAGGACAGCATTTGAAAGATGGATGAACTTAATCAACAAACATGAAGATAATGCTGGTATCACAGATCCAACAGCATATCAGAAAGATTTATTTGTAAGACAATTGGGAAGAGCAGCTGTGAGTGGTTCAACTCCTGATACTGCTTCACAATTACCTGTTCTCAAAATGTATAAGTTCCACGGAACTTTCCCAACAAATATATCAGATATTCCATTATCTTACGATAGTTCTGACACTCTTGAAGAGTTTACTGTTGAGTTACAAGTACAGTGGTTTGATGCTTTAGATGCACAATCACAGACTCAACTTGGCACAGGAGCATAAATAGTGCTATAATAGTAGCAAAACGTTTATACAATGGCAAAACTTTTTGGATTTAAAATCCCTGATGGAGAGGATAAGCAATCAAAGGGGATAGTTTCTCCCGTACCTCCTACTGATGAAGATAAATCAGACTTTTATGTCTCTAGTGGATTTTACGGTCAATATGTTGATATTGAAGGTGTTTACAAGAGTGAGCAAGATTTAGTTCGTAGATATCGTGAAATGTGCTTACACCCAGAGTGTGATAGTGCAATTGAAGATGTTGTAAATGAAGCAATCGTTTCTGATTTAGATGATTCACCAGTTGAAATTGAATTATCAAATCTAAATGCATCGGATAGATTAAAAGATTCTATTCGAGAAGAATTTAAATATATCAAGAGTGTCATGAACTTTGATAAAAAGTGTCATGAAATTTTTCGTACTTGGTATATTGATGGTCGAATATTTTACCATAAAGTTATTGACTTAGATAATCCATCAGAAGGAATTAAAGAAATAAGATATATTGATCCACTTAAAATAAGATTAGTTCGTGAAACAGATAAAACTGGTTCAAATAGTTTATCTCCATTTGATATTGCTCGAAATGGAAATGATCCAAAAAATGCAGATGCTCCAAAAATAAATGAATATTACTTATATGACCCAAATGCAGGAAAGAAAGGTGGAAGTGGAATCTATCCAACTAAAACTGCAAAAGGTGCAGTTAAAATCGCAAAAGACGCAATTACATATTGCACATCTGGTTTAGTAGATCGTAATAAACAAACAGTATTATCATATTTACATAAAGCAATCAAAGCACTTAACCAATTAAGAATGGTTGAAGATAGTCTTGTAATTTATAGATTATCTCGTGCTCCAGAAAGAAGAATATTTTATATTGATGTTGGTAATCTTCCAAAGATTAAGGCTGAACAATATCTTCGTGATGTTATGAATCGTTATCGTAACAAGTTAGTTTATAATGCTGACACTGGAGAGATTCGTGATGACCGTAAATATATGGCAATGCTTGAAGATTTCTGGTTGCCAAGAAGAGAAGGTGGTCGGGGAACCGAAATTACAACTTTACCTGGTGGACAAAACTTAGGTGAACTCACTGATATCGAATACTTTCAATCAAAATTATACAAATCATTAAATGTTCCATCAAGTCGATTGGATAGTCAAGGTGGATTTAACTTAGGTCGTTCATCTGAGATATTAAGAGATGAACTTAAATTTACTAAGTTTGTAGGAAGATTAAGAAAAAGATTTGCTCAAGTTTTTAACGATATGTTGAAGACTCAACTAATTCTAAAAAATATTATTACACCAGATGATTGGAGTGAATTGGAAGATCATATTCAGTATGATTTTCTATATGACAACCATTTCTCAGATCTTAAGAAGAATGAATTATTAAATGAGCAACTTGGTGTGGTTGCATCGATGGAACCATACATGGGTAAGTATTTCTCGAATCATTTTGTTCGCACAAAAGTTCTTAAGCAAACTGAAGATGACATCAAAGAAATAGATAAGCAAATTAAAAAAGAAATTAAAGATGGAACTTTAATGGATCCAAATGCAATGGTTGATCCAAACACAGGTGCACCAATGGATCCTAATATGGATCTAGGTCAACCAATTACAGAACCAGATCTTGAAAGTCAAGGTTCTGCGACGGAAGCACCTGAAGGTGGAGAGATATAAATAAATATTAGTCAATATAATATTTTCTTAACATGGCAGCAAATGATGATTTAATGGATATGATGGTTGATGATGCTAATGCATCAGATATTAGTGATAAAATTAAAGAAATTTTATACACAAAGAGTGCAGAGATGATAGATGTTGCACGACCACTGGTAGGTGCAGGACTTTTTGGTGACGAAGTTCCAGAAGTCTCTGAGGAAGAACCAGAAACTGAAGTGACTAGTGAATTAGAAACTGAAGAAGAACCACAAGAGGAAGAACCCGATGGCGAATAGAACTTTAGTAACAGGTAGTCAGGCTGCATGTGGAACTAATGCTGCAGGTGCTTCCACATTTGGAAATGCAACTGTAGTGCGTCTTTGTAATAATAGCAGTACTGCAAAATTAGTATCTGTTATTGATTCAGTTGGAGGATCAACAACAATTGGAACTTTTACCATGCCAGCTAACACTGTTGAATTTATTGAGAAAAAATCAACCGAGGCAATATTTGCAGAAAACGCTGCAGTATTAGGTTCACCTGTAGGATATACAAATTAAAAAAATGAAATTAATCACAGAAGAAGTCTCAAACGTAAAAATAATTACCGAAGGTAAAGGTTCTAATAAGAAACTTTATATTGAAGGTGTATTTCTACAAGGTAACATCAAAAACAGAAATGGTAGAATGTATCCTGTCGAAACTCTTGCAAGAGAAGTCAACAGATACAATGAAGCATTTGTTGGTAAAGGTAGAGCACTTGGTGAACTTGGACATCCAGATGGCCCAACTGTAAACCTTGATCGTGTTTCTCATAAAATTACATCACTCGTTCAAGAGGGAAGTAATTTTAGAGGTAAAGCACAATTGCTTAATACACCAATGGGTAAAATCGCATCTTCACTTTTAGATGAAGGTGTGATGTTAGGAGTTTCTTCTCGTGGTGTTGGATCATTAAGAGAAGATCGTAATGGATGTAAAGTTGTTGGTGAAGATTTTATGTTAGCAACTGCTGCAGATATAGTTGCTGATCCATCTGCACCCGATGCATTTGTATCTGGAATTATGGAAGGAAAAGAGTGGATTTGGGAAGGAGGAATTCTTCGTGAACAACAAGCAGCACAAACACAGAAGAGAATAAACACCCTCGTTGATCAGAAAAGACTTGAAGAGAAAAAACTCGAATTGTTCGGTGATTTCTTGACAAATCTTTAATTTATAAATAACTATAGTAAATTTTAAACAAAGGTTAAATCGGAGAGTTAAAAATGTCCCGTGGTACTAAATTACAAGAAATGGAAGTAAAGACACAGCAATCCAAGACTGCCGTTAATGCTAATGCTGCACCAGCAGATCCCATGCCAAAATTAACAACAGGTGGTACACCCGTATCATACGAAGATCTTGGAGGCCCTACACCTGAAAATTCCAAACCAGATGACGATTCAAATAAATTGAAGACACCTGGTGTTTCACTTAAGCAAGTTAAAGATGTAGTGAATAAAGGTGCAAAACCAGCTGATCCGATGCCTGCAGGAATGAAGGAAGAGGAAGAGACTGAAGGAGAAGTAGTTGCTGAAGAACCAGTAAAAGAAGAAGAAACAGTAGTTGCAGAAGAAGAAGAGCAACCTGAATCAGTTCTTCGTAAGAAGATGGCAGATGCAATCAAAGAATCAGAAGAAACAACAGAGGAAGAAGAAGTTGTTGCTGAAGCAGAAGAAACAGTTGAAGTTAATGTTGAAGATGACATTAACGCATTAATTGCTGGCGAAGAATTGTCGGAAGAGTTCCAAGAGAAAGCAAAGACAATTTTTGAAGCAGCAATTAACTCTAAAGTTTCCATTATAAAGGAAGATTTAGAGAAAGAGTACGCAAAGGTACTACAGGAAGAAATTGACTCTACCAAGATCAAGCTCACAGAAAGAGTTGACTCTTATCTTGAGTATGTAGCTGGTGAATGGTTAGAGGAAAACTCTCTTGCTGTGGAGCAAGGGCTCAAGGCAGAGATGTCTGAGTCATTCCTAACAGGAATGAAGAGTCTATTTGAAGAACATTATGTATCAATCCCTGAAGACAAATATGATGTACTTGAGAGCATGGTAAATAAATTAGATGATATGGAAGAAAAACTCA